GGGGCGAACCTAAACGCCGGGCTAGGGGGTGTGCTCCGGAGAACCTATTTTTTTCTGGGGGGCTGCAGGGCACGCCCCACGCGGGCCGTAGCCGCTTCGTGGGGGCGTTGTGGATGCTCTAGGTGTTGGCGGGTGCGCCATGTAGAAACGTGCTAGGAGGGGCTAATATGGGGGCTGTACGAGGTTAGCGATTTTGGAAAATATTCTGTCTATCTATCTGTTTGAGGAGGGCGCGCCGGTACATTTCTGGGGCGCGCGGCACGGTCTTGTGTATGGCTGGCTCTAGTGTGGGGGTGCTGGGTATGCGTATGGTGTCGTGGCTTAGGTCCTGCACCATGCGTACCTGTACGCCTCTGCGCCCCCCCTTGCCCCTGCGCTTGGCCTTGCCACGCACTGAGAATAGGCCACGCCGTGCGCCTAGGTCCATGAATACGAACGAGCGCCCAGCCCCTCCCCTATTGGCGTCTATGGCAGCGGCTACGGTGGCGGCGTTGCGGGCCTTACGGGGTAGCCTGCGCTGTCTGGGGGTAAGTTTGATATTAGCCACCCGGTACGATCTACGGACCATACGCTTAGCGCTGCCCGCTATACGGGCCTCTTTGGTGGGGATAGCAACGCCGTGCCGGCCTTTCTTGCGTTCAACCTTGCCGAATTCTTGGTCTTTCATGTATGACGCTGTGCTGCCCACTGTCGACGTGGGGCGCGCTACGCTGCCCCGCTCTACCTGTATTGAACGCTTTGTAAATTGATTACGGAGCACGAAGCGCTTTTGTATTTCACCTTGCCAAGCGTTGCGCAAATCGAAGGCTATGCGGACGTTTCCATCGGCCACAGCGTAGGGGACGGCTTTCTTGTAGAGCCTCTCAAGTTGGCCTTGCAATTGGTCGAGGTTGCGCATGTCTAAGCGGGCGGATTCATTCATGTGGGGAGAATATCACGCCGGCCACAATCGCGGCAAATTTTAAGAAAAACGTCACTTCTCACTAAAAGTCCAACGCTCTGAGAATAGTACCCCCCATGGTAGAAAGTGCTCTTCAAGCGGCTACAAGAGAAAAACAGAGCTTTATTATGTTATAAAATTTATAGATATATATTTAATGACGTGGTGACGTAGCCCTACTGGCGCTAAGGCTGCGGGCCGTCACAAGCTAAAAAGAAGTGACGTAGAAGTGACGTTTTAGGGGGATAAGTGACGTAAACGAAAAGCGGAAGCGGCTACAAGCGGCTCCACGCCGCTACAAGCGGCTACAAGAAAGAGGGGTATGATTTACGTCACTTCTCTAAATACTAATGACGTTTTGGTAGGGCGTGAATATTGAGCACATTTGAGGGGGTTTCGGAGGCGTCTTCTCCGAATGTTTCGAGGTCTCCGGCGATGCACCGAAGCCCCACAAAACCGTGGTGAGATCCGTCTACTCGGCGGTACTTTATCGGGCTTAACGGACCCACCCCCAGAGCGTCTTTTAACTTAGGTATGAACTTGCGGCGGCCTTCTACTCTGTCGCTTTCCAGCCACAGGCAATAATCACTATACACGGCCTCGCTGCTACACCTCGCACCGGGCTCTATGACGAGGCGCTCACGTATAAACGCTGCTAGGGGGTTGTAGCTGTCTAGCATGTCGTTGAGGAGGGGGGCGCACGCGTCGGGCTGGGTGAACTTGAGGGCTCGGGCATTGGTGAGGCCTGCCATGGCCCACGTGATGATTCCTTGCATTTCGGGCACTAGCTTGTGTTCAAAGAGGTGGAGGTCTTCGCTACCTATGTGAGACTTATCGAAGAGCAAAGGCACGAAACGAGACCCCAGCGCCCCCGTGTGGTCGCCTAGGTCGGGTATTGAGTTCCCAGCTAGAACCATACGGGTGTTTAGTTTGACGTCCATGCGGCCGTGCTGGAGCTTGTGAGCGATCATTTCATCGCCGCCGCTGATCTTCTTAATAGCTTGGCTTATTCGTGCGGCATCCCATGCGTGGATCTTCTGCGGGACATCGCCCTCAAAGAGTACGGAGGCGTGCTGCACCATGTAGATATAGTTAGGCTCTTTTAATTGGGTGAAGTCTAGGGCTTTGAATGCCTGCGGACCTATGAGCACCTTCAAAAGGCGGCCTATGGTGCCTTTGCCAGCACGTCCCGGGCCTTTGAGAAACACCACTTTTTGCGGCTCTATGCTCGGGCTTATGCAATAACAAATGATCTCTTTTAGTAGCTGGATTCTCTCCGGGTCGTTGCTAAAGCACTCCCCGACGAACGCGTCCCAGTGGGGGCACGTGGCGTGCGGGTCCCAGTCAAAAGGGAGCATATGTGTGGTTAGGTAGTTCTTACCGTGCGGAAGTAGCTCGAATGTGTACAGGCATAGCACGCCATTAGTGAATATGATCTTGTTATCCAGCGGGCCGAAGTGCTGCGGGCTATGGCACTGCACCCGGAGCGCCTCCAGTGTGCCGTTAACTAGCGCCATGTTGAGCGGAAAGTCCCCGGCGAACATGTCGCCCATGAGGTGCTTGATCAGGGAGCCGTTATCCTCGAAGCGCTCCCACACCTTGCCACTGTATGCGTAGAAGCTAATCCCGTCGTGTACGAGGGTGCCGCCCGGGTAGTGGCGGTTAAGATATAAAAGGGCGTTGTATACGTGCTCATTTTTGACGTAGCCATGCTCGCTAATCTCCGCCTCTCGTTTCTCTTTTTTCTCTGTCGCGGGTTCGCCTTTCATAGGCTCTAAGCCGGTGCTGTAGAGGCAGATATCTTTACCATCGGCAAGACGTCGAGCCTTCACCGCTTCACACGCTCGCACTATTTCGCCGTAGCCGAGCCGGTCCCACTTATGGTCCGCCCATTTTTCCATGGATTGTATGAGCTGTCCGCTCTCAAGTATGCGGAGCATTCGCCTTTGGTCGTAGCCGGTGTGTAGGGCTAGGGTGCCTAGGTACTGGCTCACGGCTTCACTATGAAAGCCTTCGGGCACGTCACCCCGGTGCAAATCCATGAACGTATGCTCCCCGGTGCCGAGGAGCTTCATACGCTGGTATCGATTTTTGGCGATCTTTTCGAGTAGGACGTCGTCATCCGTGGGACCATTCCATTCAGGGATAGGGCCGTCGGTAAGGTCTTCTAGCTCGTAGTGGCTCTGTGTGTTGACGTTGCCCGGGCCTAAAAGCCCGTAGTCTGTGAGAAATTGGAGCGCCTGTGGGGTGCAATCCAGTAGCGTGCCGTCCCCTTGGACCCACTCCTCTGTCATACGAATAAAGCGCGCCGTACCCTCCCCGGCACCCGTGTAGAACTCTAGGCCGTACTCTTTCGAGCGGTTCCTGTGCTCCGGCAAGGCGGACAAATCGCACCACATATAAATATGATAGCCGTCCCCACTCGTGGAGCGCTCGGCGGGTGTACCGGGGAAGCGTGCGAAGAGGTCGGCCACGATTGCAGGGCGTTGGGAGGCGTGGTCGATATCAAGGCACACTAAGCCGTGCCCGTTGAGCACAGGCCCAAAACCCGCTACGCCCGGGGCGGTTGTTAGAGCCTTGGCGGTTTTGTAGTCGTATTGGTTCTCGGGGAGCTGCCACTTATCGAAGGGCGCGCCGCCTATGCCGCAGGGGGCTTTTTTTGCGTTGCACGTAAAATATTTTACACCAAGGTACGACCAATCGAAGGCACTCACCCGCCCACCTTCGAAACAGGACGAAGGCCTATAAGCGGATAGGGGAGAACGTCTAGGCCGCGATTGTAGCCCCAGAGGTACTGGAACCACGCGTAAGCGAAGGCTGTCAAAGAGCTGTACGAAATTAGCAGGATGGGGGGGCGCGTTGTACAGTAGGCGACCAGCCCCTCCCCGTCTATTTCTAAGTGGGACACTTTGCTCATGGGTAGGTCTTCTGGCTCGGCGATAGAGGCCCCCGACAAGATAACATCCTCGCGCACGCGGGAGGCTACGAACTCGTTCTCCGAGTTGGTGCGGTGCACGAGTTCGCATAGCACTAGGACTCTACGTAGGTCCATTTTAGTGAGGGGGGAGTCTGGGTCGAGAGGCGCCGAGGCGTTAAAATCTTCTAATTTTAGGGGTCGGTATTCTGGGCCAGTCATGGCAAGGGTCTCCGTTTTTGTTGTCTCCCGGTATTTATTAGAAATAGCTCCCCGGCTGATCCGATGCAACAAGGCCGGGAGTAGGCGCAAACATCACCGGGGAGCTATTTGTATGGATTGTAGGACGTCTTGGCCGCGCCGTCAATCCGGCATTAGGTCCGCATTGCTGCGAAGCAGTAAATCGCAGCGGATATAAAAAACGTGTATGAGACCATTCCGCTTGTGATGGTGCCCGTATAAATAAAAAGTAGGCAAGATAAGGCAAACATAGTGCGTTTTTTAATGTTGTCCATGGGTCTTGTTCCTTGTTTCACAAACACATCGATAAAGAGACCTAAAGGCTCGTGATCTTTTTGTTATATTTCAATCTCCACCATCTGGACGCCATCATCACCGCCGTAAGTTTCACACCAAGCGACGGCAAGTGTTGATCCACATGTAGCTTCTCCGTTAAGGGCGGTCAGCGCGTCACCCCTATCAGTGAACACCACACCCTCAACCGAGCCGTCAATCATCGTCTTTTTAATCAAATAAGCCTTCATACCTTCTCCTACTTGGCTATGCTGGGTGGGTTTTGCTCTTTGACTCTGCTCTTGTCAACATATCTAATTCTTTTATGGCTATCGGTTCCCTGCCAATACATTCGTCCGAAAACAACTATTTTTAACTTACCTGTTCTCGTCTCTTTAATGGGGATACATTTCATGGCGTAGGTTTTTCTTGATTTTCCTATACAGTGACTGCACATCAGCTTATGCGTGGCGCACTCAGCATCGTATTCGGCAAACTCTGATTCCTTCATCTATCTCCCCTTATCTACGCTGGGTGGGTTAATATCAACAACATGAATCTTACAATATTTCTTTTCTGGCATATTCGTATAGCCAAAAGCTTTTGCGTAATAGTGGGTTCGATTTATTGCGTCTCTTGCAGACTTTCTGTCTGAAAAAACTGTTCTGTTATAGCCTTCATTCGGCCAAGCAAGAATTCCATCAAGCGGAAGCTTATCGTCATCGCTTTTCTCGATACAAAGCACCATCTCGTAGTCTTCACAAGTCTCAACAACTATAAAACCCCTGTTCACCATCTTAGGGGCTCCCTTTAATTTGTCGGGGGTTAACGCGCCGACACGCTCGCCAGATATCCCGACAGGCTTGGCATGTTATTTGCTTATGTGTGGTCGGCACGGTGGACATTCCGAGTTTTTCATCCCCACCATCCATCCCGCATACCGTGTCGTATGTACCCCGGTGCGTAGCGATGTGGTTGTCGAGCTCTCCGTCGGCCACAATGGCTATGGTTGATCTAGGCATGTTCATCCCTCGCTGCTTTTCTTAGCCGGGCAAAAGTGCAACCCCGCGCTACGGCCAAACAAGGCACCGCACTGGCACCGCTTACCACCCCCAGAAAGGGACCATACGTATGCTTTTACCTCCTCCATGCAGAAAGGGCAGTCGAACCAGATAACCCGGCTAGAGGGAGGCTCTACGGCGTCGCTGTGCACGGTGTAAAGCCGGCGCTCCACCTTGTCGGGGTTTTGCGCGGCATACTCAAAGCTCATTTTTTTGGGCATACGTCCTCCTCTAAAGCATCGCCCACACGGCGGTGGAGCTCAGCCTTCCATTTTCGGCTAATATGTTCCGCCACGGCCACGGGGGTGGGGGTTCCGCCGTTTAGGTCTGCGTAGTCTTGGCTAGAAAGGTTCTCTAGTAGCTTGTAGCTCCCTCTACTACTCCGGAAAAGCCCCACCAACATGAGCCCCGGCAAGTTAGACGGGGAGGTTAGGCCCAGTTGCCCGTACCCCATATTTTTGCTCACTCGCGCGAGGATCTCCCCCGCGTTGCGGTAGTCCTCGTATCCTCCTGTTATTGTTCTGGGCATACGTAAGCCTCCCACAGGATGGTGCAAACGACCCTCCAAAAACTTAGCGTTATAGTTATGGGGCGCGTTGGCCCCTCCCCTATGCCTATCCAGCCGGCGCGCTTCCATTCCTCCAAGAGCGAGCCCTCCCTCCGGCTCACCATGGAGCGGTCTAGCTGTTTGCTGTTTAACATGAGGTGTTGCACGTAAGGCATGAGCCGAAGCTCTTCGAGGGTTATCTCGCGCCCCAGCTTGGCGACGGCGATAGCTTGTATCTCTTTCGTTAACTGTCCGCGCATGGCGCACCTCCGATAAAAAAGTCCCCCGTCCGTGGGGGTGTGAGTGTTATATGTAGTTGCGCTTGGAGCGTAGAGAGAGGTGATTCTCCCGGGCCTCAATCGTCGAGCGGGTAGGGCTGCGCCCAGCTATGCGCTCGGGGTAACACCCTTGTAGGATGTTTTGGCGGTTAACTTCGGCGGCGCGTTGGCCCAGTCTGTAGGGTTTATTTTTCTTGGACTTGCTCATGGTGTACACCTCCTAGGTGTGGTTGGGTTCGGCAATCGAGAAGCGTATCTCCGGGACCAAGTCCCCCGCCTCGTTCCGGACGTAAGTAGCGCTAATTTCGCGGATGGCTTCATGTGTGCGCCAATCTAGGCCCTCTAGGGCAGTTTTAACCCCTAAGCCTAAGTCTAACGCGGTCTCTTTATTAACTCCCATTGTCGTGCTCCCGTTTCGTTGTTGTTGGGAGTATTGTACTCTTGTTGGCGGTAGTGTCAACAAGTATTTTACAATCTTTTTTGATCGGTATATATGCCCGGGTCGTACATGTCGAGGGTGCCGAGCTTCGTCGCGGAAGGCTCGAACGTCTTCGGCACTCCGTTCTCTAGCATGTAGAAGATACGCTTAGCGGCGCCCCTTGGGGTGTTGTCCTCCTCCGCCCATCGCGACTCAAAACACCACTCCCACACGGGCTCGTACACCCTAGCTCCGAAAAACACCTTGCTGTACCGGTCCCACGTGAGCCCGTCGAGGTCGTCCCCGTTACCTATGCCCGCTGCAGGGCCATGCCCTAGCGCACACGCCACGGTGCCGCAACCCTCATACCCGTCGTTGTAGGCGGAAAGCACCCCGTTTGCCGTGCTGTTACCTTGGGCGAAATAGTACTCCATATCGAAGTGGGTATAGTCCTCGGGCAAGTCCCATAAGTAGCGGGCTAGCTTTAAAAGGTTCTCTTTGTGCGTGTCGGTTAGCTGTAGCTCGAACTTAGTAGACATCGACGGCCTCCAGTGTTTTGGTTTTCATGTTAAAGCGGCACGTATATTGCACGGACTCCCAGCGCCCGCCCAACGTCTTGAACTCTACGTCCCCCCCACCGATAAAAAATGCCCCCTTAGCCCAGCTCACCTCTCTAACGAAAGTAGGCTCTAGTGCGCCCACCCACCGCGCGCCGAATTTTGCGCGGGCTTCGACTTGGACGAAGCACTCGCGGTCGGCACCCGAGGAGGTGAAGGCCTCCAGAACGTGCACCGGGTGGAGCTCGTCTACCAATGTGGCCGAACCTGTCACCCCCGAAAGGGCGAGCACTACCACTAAGCCGAGGAGGCAGCACGGACCGGCAAAATCGCCTAGGCCCATAAATCTATATTTAGCTATCATTGGTAAGTACCGTGTTGTCTGTTATGCGTGTGATTAGCGGGGGGGCTTCGGCCAAACGTACGCGCTTAGGAGCCCCGTAGGCCTCCGCCGCTGCTTCGTTACGGATTGCGAGGCATTCCATTAGATTGCCCGTCATAACGCACCGAGCGCCGTCGTAGACGCCGTGCGAGCAACTAGGCCCGCGCATTTCTTCGACGGGCAGGGGTCGTACTTCGTATAGGTATCTCATTGGCCCACCTCCACTAGGTTGAAGTCTGACTCATCGAAACACACTAAGGTGGGCGCGCCCGTTGTCGTGTGGTCCCCCGAGATCTCATATAAGTAGGTAAACTCGGCGGCGCCTTTGTGCGTGACTCGGGCCTTTGCGGCCACATCGTTGGCCCACGCTTTTACGCGGTGCGGCTCTTTAAGGTGCCGCCCCATGTAGTCCTCTAGGCTACGCACCCCGCTAGGGCTCAAACCTTGTATTTGTTTCATCGTTTGCGTTCTCCGTTTTCTTGTTTTGATGTTCGGCCACAGCGGCGAGAAATAGGTCCGCGTGGAGCTCTTCGCGGAACCCGGCGACGACTCGGCCATCTTCGTAGATGAACCAGCCCCCGCCCCCGCGCTGCTTATTTAAAGAACGCGCCACCATCCTGCGCGCTCCCCGATAAGTACGTCGCTAGGCTTAACCAAAAGGCCTATGTTTTCCACGGCCTCCTCAAAGGACTGGAGTAGCTCTATGTCGAACACTGCTAGCTCGCCGGTGTTTTCGGTTGGTACTGTTATCGTCATAGTTGTCATTTTTTCTACTCCCGTTTCGTTGTTGTTGGAGCTATTATACCGTTGTTGGCGGGAGTGTCAACAAGTATTTTACAATCTTTTTTGATTGCGCCCACCCCCAATATGGCCGCCACTTCTCGGAGCTGCTCTACGCTAGGCGTGTCTTTTCGGTTGCCCGGCCACGAGTGTATGTACAGTTTAGTGCGCACGGCGTTGGCGATGAGCTTCGACTCTTCGTACTCTTGGTAGTCTTGCTCGTTCGCAAAAATCTGGTAGTTTGACGAGTAGCCCCACTTAGGCACCCACGAGGATATGTGCACCGGCACCGGCTCGGCACCTATACCGCGCTGCAGGTAAAAAAACTTAGTCCCTACTTTGTGTACTTCTATCGGCCCCGTAATGTGCTCGAATCCGGGCGCCCCGACGATGTAGAGGGTCTCCCCTTCTTTCGGCCTGTATGGTCTCATTGGTAAAGCCCTCTTATAAGATCCGCGTACACCCGGCCTCTAGGCCTAAAAGCGCGCTGTCTGCGGGTCGTGCGTGTTATGTCGTTTTGTCGGGGGGTCATGGCCGCGTGCTGCTTTCGGTACGCTTTGCGCAGCTCTAGTACGTCATTCATGGCTATAAACTCCTTCGATTGTTATCGGGCGGGCTTGTGAAAGTCTGAGGCTCACCTCGTCGTGTACGGCGACCACCTCGACGGAGTACCCGTAGGGCAGACGAAGCCCGGCGAGCGCGTCCCCCATTTCGGCCATTGCCCGGCGCGTTCCCCCGAGGCGTTGCGCTATTAGGGCGTAGCACTCCCGTGCCTCCCGTCGGCAATTTATACAGCCGCCGTACAGTATCTTGCCGTGGTGACATGTAGGCATTAGCTCCCCCCCGCGTGTGCGGCTAAGTGGAGAAGGGCGTCTTTATATTCCTTCCATAGTTCAAGCGCGCCGTCGTCCATTTCGGCGATAACTTCGTCGGAGAGAGTCCGCCATTGGTCGAGGGTATGAACTTGGCACCCTACGCGCATCGTGTTAGGGGTGATCGTTACTGTCCACGGAAAGCCCGTTAGAACTACTGGATTTTTTTCTAAAACGTCCCCGCTGACCTGCGCGGTGCCGTAGACCCACGCGTCCCCGCTGACCCGCGCGTCCCCGCAGACCTGCGCGTTACCGTAGACCCGCGCGTTACCGTAGACCTGCGCGTCCCCGCTGACCTGCGCGTCCCCGCTGACCCGCGCGTCCCCGCAGACCTGCGCGTTACCGTAGACCCGCGCGTTACCGTAGACCTGCGCGGTGCCGTAGACCTGCGCGTCCCCGCAGACCCACGCGTCCCCGCGAACCCACGCGTCCCCGCTGACCTGCGCGTCCCCGTAGACCCGCGCGGTGCCGTAGACCTGCGCGTCCCCGCTGACCTGCGCGTCCCCGCTGACCTGCGCGTCCCCGCTGACCTGCGCGCCCCCGCTGACCTGCGCGCCCCCGCTGACCTGCGCGTTACCGTAGACCCACGCGTTACCGTAATGGGTCAGGTTCTCCATAGACTCCACCCATCCGCCTAACTCGCCTTCTTTCACGTTAGCGAAGTCGATGCACGCGCGAATTCGGTGCAGGATCTTGCCAACGTGCTCTTTGGTTTCTTCTGTTAGCTCATACTTTTGCATTAGCTCCCCCCCAGTATTGCTATTAAAAAACTCAATAAGGCGGCATAGCACGCCACAACAACGAGCGCAAACACCCCTAGCGCCCCCCTCTTGCTCAGCCCTCGCACCCGGCTGCCTGTGCCCAGCGTGAGAGCGGCGAACAGTACCAGCACCCCCACCACGGCTAACATGAGTTCACCAAGCGGATAGCTTCGCCCGGCCCTAACACGTGGCCGGTCTCCTCTTCAAAGGCGTGGACCACGGCGAAAAGGGCCGCCGGGCTTTGGTCGTCCAACGGTACGAAGGCCGTCACTTTTTGGGATATCTTAATCCGTAGGGGGTCGGTTAGCCGGACCTTCGCGCGCGCCTCCACTTTTCCCAAAAAGCAGAGCACTTGGTAGGTGTTCATGTTGCTAGCTGAGCGCGAGCCCAGCGGTGTGCGGCGGGTTTACGGGCGAACTTCCGAACGCCTAGGACCTGCTCCTCGCCACTACTGTGCAATCGCACAAAGGTGGCACGGATCTTGCCGTCGTTTTTGGATATCTTAACCACCTTAGTTTGAGTGGCTTTTCTTAATACTTCCCACATGGCTACGCTCTCCAGAGATCCGCCTCGGCCTTACATTGGCCTAGCTTCTCTTCGTCGCCAATGCTGTGGAAGTGCTCCAAGCGTTGGCATAGGTTAAAAATTGCTTTTTGTTCGCGGGCGGTTTTAGACGCCGCTAAGGTTCTGAGTTCCGCGATTACTGAATATGGCATTTTTTTCTGCTCCCGTTTCGTTGTTGTTGAGCTCATTGTACTATTGTTGGCGGGAGTGTCAACAACTATTTTACAATCTTTTTTGATCGGCATAAATATCTGGGGTCCAGCCGCTCCGTGGGGACCTGCGCTCCAGCATGTAGAAGATACGCTTAGCGGCACCCCTTGGGGTGTTGTCTTTCTGGCGCCAAGTATCCGAAAAGCACCAAAGCCATTCAGTGGAGTGCCCCGGAAGGCCGAAAGCCTCTAGGGAGTACGAATACCACCCGGCCACGTTGTCGGATGGCTTAACCCCCGCAGCAGGGCCGTGGCCCAGCGCACACGCTACGGTGCCACAGCCCCCGGGTCTTTGTGCGTTTTGCGGGGGGCAGTGCCCTATAGGGTCCGGTCCATCGAAAAAGGTCTCCATATCGAAGTGGGTATAGTCCTCGGGCAAGTCCCACAAATAGCGGGCTAGCTTTAAAAGGTTCTCTCTGTGCTTTGCTTCCATTGTCTTGCTCCTGTTTCGTTAGTAGCGCACCATAGGCGCGCCTAAAAAGTTGACGATATCCCCGCGCACTTTCACCCGTAGGAGCCCGCGCATACGGAGCCGCTGCAGTTCGCGCAACGCTTGCCCCTTCGCAGCCCGCTCTATGAGAGTGTGGCCGGTATCCTCAATCGGTTGGAACGCCCGTTCCACTTTACGCGATATAGGCCCCCCGAATTTTAGCTCCTCGTTTATCATGCTGGGCCCCCCGCCATCAGCCACAGTTGTGTTAAAAGCTCGTTTGCGGGTTGCCGCTGCATACTGCGGAACACCCGCCCGTCCAGCCTCCACACGATACTCTCGTCGCGGGTGTCCGCGCTTCTAGCTCCCGGCGGCGTGTTGTCGGGGTGGAGCGCTCGGCTCCAGAAAAGCGCCTCGCATTTTCGGACGAAAGCCGCCGCCCTACTGGACCCCGGGGATATGCCCTCGATACGGATCTCTAGGTCTCTTAAGTGTGCCATTGTCCCCCTCCCGGGGCGCGACTAGCGCGCTATTGCTTGGGCTAAGTATTTAAAAAAGTGCATGACGTCCCCGTTCTTAAAATCAATCATTACTAGGGTTTTTCTGATCTGGTCTTGTTCGTGCTTTGGAGCTATAAGGATGTGCTCTACGACCGTTTCTAGTGTCATAAAATTAGTCCCGCTAGGGCCTTCTACGATGATCTCCGAGCCCATGCTTATGCCGTCCTTCTCTTCGATCAAGTTATTTAGGTATGTAGAAATGTTGCTCATTGTCGTGCTCCCGTTTCGTTGTTGTTGAGCCCATTGTACTCTTGTTGGCGGTAGTGTCAACAACTATTTTACTCTGGCACGTAAAGTTTGTCGTGCGGCGGGAGTAGGAGCTCTCCGTTCTCGTCAACCTCAATAAGGAACAGCTGGTCCTTTTCGGTAAACGCCGCACGTATTCGGAGGATCTTTTCGTGTGTCGTGGGGGTGAAGCTAAATACTCTTAGCGTCTTGGTCTCGCGAAAACGGCCGCCCCCTATGTGCTCTAGCATGTATATGCCTAGAGTATACCGACGGGCCTCCATTTTCGCTAAGTCCGCCTTTAGTGCTGCGATCTCAGCGAGTAGGGCCGTGGTCTCCCGGTCGTGTCTTTCTATCATTTTGAAAAGTTCCGCTTCGTTCTCTTTCACTAACTTAACTATTTGGTCTTGCATGGCCTTGCTCCCGTTTCGTTGTTGTTGAGTTAATTGTACTCTTGTTGGCGGGGGTGTCAACAAGTATTTTACAGTGTTAAAGCCGAGCCACAGGCTCCCTCCCCGCAGTTAAGCGGCGTCTAGTGAGTAAGGACATTGTACTCTTGTTGGCGGTGGTGTCAACAAATATTTTACGCACATAAAAAAAGCGGCTTTTTAGGGCCGCCTTTTCGTCGTTCCCCGCAGGGTGCTACCTGTTGCGCAGGTAGGCCACTATTGCGGTTATGAGCTCCACGACGGGAAACCCCCAACGAACGCCGATATAGTAAACCCATGCGCGAGTCTTGCCCATGCCATAGCGGCGAGCGGTGTCTCTCATAATGCGGTCATATATGCGACGGTTCGAACGAGGCAAGATACCAAGCTCCATGAGCTGGTATAACCCATCATGGACGCCGGAACCTTCTAGGAACTGGTCGTCCGGGACGTAGTTCGCCCCGTTCCACGCGTAGCGTGGCGCGAGCATGATTTGCTTAGGCGTTACGTATACGAACTCGTTACCCGCTGCCTCCAGCCCGTGAGGGAGGGGGTTCTCGGATAGCGTTACCCGGAAAGGCTTGTCTATAATCAAATAACGGTACTTTCCAGACTGTAGTTGTAAGCGTAAAGGCTGCATGTTACTGCTCTCGGTTGTGCGGACTTAACTGCCTAGGGCTTCCCCCGCCATTGTGGGGGGCCATGTGCCCTAAGCGCTCCGCCGCTTCATTGTGCACGAACCCGGCACACGTTGTCCATAGCTCGTCATTACCCTCTGCACTTTCCACGTACTTGTGGAGCTCCATGCAAATGAAGGCCATGTCCGCTCGATAACGGACACGGTCTTGAGTATTGCGGTCCTCCAGCTTTTCAACCTCGAACCTCATAGCACGGTCTACCCGGCGCCCGGAGCGGAAAAAATCCCAAGGAATAGCTACGCCTAGCTGCACGGAGTTAGTGCGGCCTAGGACGTCGTTGTCATCCGTTTGGCCCTGTACGTAAAAAGTGCTTATGCTCTTACTCGCCGAGCCTACCCGGGTCTCGCCAAAGCGAACCCCCCGGAACTGAGTGCGCTCGATGTGGTTGACTACATTTCTATTTGACGTGTCAACAGTAGCCCCGCGCATAGTGGAAAGATCAATATCATTGTTGACGCTAGGGGCGTCGATATCAATGCCCACGTTAGCCACAGAATTACCGCTATTATTGACTTCCGAGGCTCCTCCAGCACCCCCCGCGCCACCCAGCGCCGTAGCGTTAGACAGTGCTCCCGCACTAGCGTTAGAACTGGAATTTGAATTCGCAATAGCTTGGACATCGATATCGGTCTCCTCTTTAGGCTCCGGGCAATTGCCGTGATGCTGGCACCCAGTAGCGTGGGTTAGCCCTGCGAAGCAGAGCGCAAAAAGTAAAGTAAAAATGTGTAGCAGTTTCATGGTTGTAGTCCTTTTTTAGTGTGTTTTGTTAGCGCGTTGTGCGGTGCATCTTGGGCAGTCGCAAAGCTCCGCGTTGCGTATTAGTTCCGCGAGGAGCTCCCCGGGCGTGGTGGCCTTTTTCTCCGGCTCTGGAGGTTTGGCCGCTTCGCGTATCTGCTCTGCGGCCTTTTCTAGCGCGAGTACGAGTGCGCGCTCCCCCCCGACGGCTATCACGTCCGCAAGGAGCCTGCTGTCTATCTGCATTTCTAGCCCTAGCTCTATGCCGCCTCTTTCCACCTTCGAGGAGGTTCGTTTGATCTCTAAAATTGTGTTGCCCATGGTGTTGCTCCCGTTCTTGTTGGTTGGTTGAAAACTTAGTCCCCGCTCCTCACGGCTCTGGGGGTGCTGCGTAACGACACGCCCCGGGCGGCGAACCACCAAGAGAAAGCCATAACGGCGAGAAATATAATTTGGTGCGTGGTGTATGAGTAGAGCGTCATTAGCTCGGCCACAGGTAGGGATGTGACACCCCCGACGAGTCGGCCTATAACGAAGTGTATCCAAAAGGCATACCCTACAGATATCACGGTTAACAGTGGGCGGACCCATGACTTAGCCGCGTCCATTTTGCTACCGCCGTCCGTTAGGGATGCGACGAAGCCCTCCGCCTCTTTTAGATCAATGGCGACGTTTCCCTCGGCCTCGGCTAGGTCGATGTTTTTATCCACCATCAAAACTTGCTGTTGATGCTCTAGCGCTAGCTCTTGGAGATCTAGGGCGCGCATAGCGGCTTTGTGATCGTTGTCTATTTTACGTTGGCGCGAGTCCTGCCACTTTGTGACAATCCCGCAGGCGCCTCCTATGATGGCCCCAAAGCCACCCGTCCCCATGAGGGACATGATTGTGTCCAGCATATTAGTGTTCTCCGCTTTGCGTATGTGAGGGGGCCGCTTGTATGGGCCTGCAGTGCCCACAGCCCGGCGTTTCCATTCTAGGGGTCCAGCACTTAGAGCACACACCGTCGGCATCCCACAGCCCCGGGAATAGCTCCGGGTTATACGGGAAGCCAGCATCCCCTTCGGAAGCTATTCGGAGCGCCACGCACGCCACCTGAATGGCTTCGGCTCGGACGCTTAGGTCCGTGGCGCCCTTTTCGGGCTCGTGTTTTTGGTGGAGTAGCGCCTGTGCCAACTCCCCAACCTCCTCGGCTAGGGCGGCTAGCAAGTCCTCGTTTTTTGGGAATTTGGCCCTAGCTAGGCCCAACTCCCTAAAAAGATCGACCGCCGCTAATTGTGTTAAGCGCTCCAGCTTTTTACTTTCTGGCATATCAATGTTCTCCGAAGATATTCAACTCGAAAGGCCCGCGAGCGGATAGCTCTCGGAGTTTTACTAGGGCGGACATGCTACTCAAAACCGCCGCCGCGCCCCCCAATTTTCCGGGCCTAAGCCCTACAAGTATGCACCCCTTAGTATGTTCTACTAGGTTACCGTTGTGGACGAGAATACCCCCCCTATCCGGTACGGCTAAAATGTGCCAAACATCCCGATACTTACCGGAAGCGCTGGACTTGATAAAAACCGCTTGGTACTTCCCGGCGGGTATACACGAAACATTGCGCGCGTTGTCTTTCCATGGGCGCTCCAGCGTGTACAGGACCTCTCCCCCAATGAAGAGGGCCCCACGCGTGTAGCTGGGGCAGCCTGCGTACCTAAGAAGTGACGCTTTTAGCATCGTCCGCCTCGGCCTTTTCTGCGGCTTTTAGCGCTTTCCGGTAGTGTGTTAGAGCATTAGATAAGGTCTGCACATCCGCGCGGGTGGCGTCTAAAGCCTCCCGGTTACGCGCCACGGCGTCGGAGAGCGCATCCTTAGCCATGTAGGGAGCGTTATACTCCGCCACGTGGTTGCGGATGGCTTCGTCTAGCGCCGCCCTAACGCTGGGGAAGTCCTTAGACTTGGCGTGTTGGTCCGAATGTAGGACCTCTCCCCGGTGCACTAAAACGCCGCACGCTCCGCCCTCGGCCGCTTGGTCTTTGTGAAAGCGGAACGCTTGCTCTAAAAAATCGAGGCGTATGCGGTCCTGCTGTAGTCGGTCTATCTCGTCTTGGCTTAATTGTTGCATGTGTTGGCTCCTAAAGCGCTCGCAATACGCGCGCGCGCAGTTTTGGGGGAATCGACTCTATAGCCGGGTGGCGCGTGGCTATTGCCTCGGCTAATACGGCTAGGTTCTCCTCCTCGATAGCGAACTCGACCACAGCGGTGCGGAGGCCGTCCATGTCGCCGAAATAGTGGTTTATGCTCCCGTTTGCGGCTTTGCTTTTCTCCGCCACGGTATTGCGTTTCATGTTCTGGAGCCCGACATTCTCCGCTAGTGCTAGCGCGGCCGTGAGTATCTCGCGGCTACGGGCTTCCGGTTTTAACCGTCGTATCTTTCGCTCGGTCATGTTACTTTTTCCCCTGTTGAGAATCTCGCGAGGCCCCCATGGGCCTGCGTTATTTCTAAAAATTTCTTTTGTGCCTTTTCCCGGGGGGTTCCCGTATAGACCCACCCTTCCGGCTTAGTTTCCACCGCAGTGAATTGCCCGAAGAGCGCGCCCACCATGCCCGGCGTTACTACTATGGGGGTGATCCCTACTAAGTCGCTAGACTTAACCACCGCGTTGACCTCTTTCGAGTCATTCGCGAGACCGTAGCGGATAAAATTGCCCCGGTTATCAGTACAGGCCCCCACATTGTTGCGCCATAATACCCCACCATTGGCGGCGGCGTCAAGACGTACCCGCGCCGAGACGGCGGCCTCGCTTTTCCCCCGCGTATCGTGAGGCAGAGGGGGGCGATACCCGGCGCCGAGAATGTCGCGCAGAGCGTGAAGTGCTACGGGCGCCACGCCATACGCGGCGGCCCAATCCTCAAGAGACATAAGGCTCCCTTCCCGCCTGCGCGCCAAAAACACAAGAGCGCTCCCAGTGAGGGTCCCCGGGTTTTTGAGCCCGATAGTACACCCGCTCCGCGTTCCACCCCTCACCCTCGGAACTTGACTCTAGCCACGGAAAGCCTGTGCGTTCTGTTTTTAGCCACCCCCAGCCCTTCTCCACGCCGTCAACCGTAACCCGTGGCCGGTGTATGAATAAGGTCCAAGTCTCGGGCACGGTTTTCACTATGCGGTGGAAAAGGTTGCTAGGTATCCGGCTAAACCACCGCACTGTCTGCCTCTCGTTAACCACCCCCAGCGCTCCAGAGAGCCCGGTAGTGACGTCCTGCTCATACTGCCCGGCGAGAACAAAGGAGCACGCGTTCCATGGGTGGTCGTGGGTCTCTTCGTCCCCGTCACACCCTACGAAGCGGTGGAGGTATACGCGAAACCCGAAGAGCTCGGCCACGAAGTAGCGCTCTAGGTACGGCTCCCCGGGGGAGCGTTGTATCAATCGGCACGGCATCCGGGCGGATATTTTAAAAAGTATTTTTCTTAACATTTTTCTATCTCCTTCAATAGTCGGCGCTCTTCGCGCCGTAGCTCTTTTGAGGCTATAACGGCCTGTTTGGCGTCAAACCTTACACGGTACAGTAGGCTCTCCAACCGTTGCCGGGTCTCTTCTGGCTCTTCTGGGACCACGGCGTAGAACTCCGCCTCCACGTCGCCGTGGCGCTCCCAAAGGCGTATCTTTGCGGACGGGTACTTCTCTAGCACTTTCGCTATCACCTCCGCCACATCGGCAAGGGCCGCCCCGTCGTCGAAAACTTCCCCGCCGGGTATCTCTAATATCTTATTCTGTCTCATCTAGGGACTCCATCAATACGCGCAAATTCTCTGCGAGGAGCTCGGATTCGGTTCGGCACACCGGGTCGAACTTCTCGTCCGCATCCCAATAGAACCCACACCGAGGGCACTCGCCCCCGCCTTGCGGCGTTGTTGTTTTTTGGCAAATTGGAGCGCTCGGCTTTCTCTGCGCCCTGCCTACACCTTGTACGTATACTTGCCCTTCGGTTGCTTTTATCATGTTCTAAAACCTCTCTTGGTTGGCGTAGCTTTCTAGGTTCCATACACTTGGGGGTGCGCCGTTCTCTAGCATGTAGAAGATACGCTTAGCGGCGCCCCTTGGGGTGTTGTCTTTCCGGCTCCATCGCGCGTCAAAACACCACTCCCACACGGGATCGAGCACCCTAGCTCCGAAAGCCTCGGAGGTGTAGTGGCGCCACCCGACGTAGTCGGAGGGCTTAATCCCCGCCGCAGGCCCGTGCCCGACGGCACACGCCACCGTGCCGCACCCCGTGGGCAGCTCTCCGCTCCTCGGGGGCCGGAGAGCCCCGGCCACGTTGAAATAGTATTCCATATCAAAATGGGCGTAGTTCTCTGGCAAGTCCCACAAATAGCGGGCTAGCTTTAAAAGGTTCTCTTTGTGTTTTGCTTCCATTGTCGTGCTCCCCTAGTTAGAAATTTTTGCGATGTACGCGGCGGTGGACTTCTCTGCAGCCTTACGGCTCGCAAAATGGCGGCCTTTGTAGCCGTGGGTTACGTTTTCTTCTCCGTCCCGGTCTACACGAACCACTAGGGCGTAGAAAGTGCCGTCTCTGTTTTCGCTTATTCGTGCTTCGTACATTGTCGTGCTCCCGTTTCGTTGTTGTTGGAGCTATTGTATCATTGTTGGCGGAGGTGTCAACAACTATCCGCCCACCATTCGCCGATATATCTATTTATTTTTGTAGCCAGTTCGTTGGCCTCTTTCCGGGGTAGCGCCTGCGCACCCAGCACATCAACGCCGAACCGAAGAAAAAATAGTTTCTGGGTCTCTCTAACAGATAGCCCCTCGCGGCTCTGCAGATACCCGGCCCACCACTTCATGGACTCGCGTAGAGACACTTGCGTGCTCATCTTGTCAGCGTGCCTGTTGAGGTTTGCGGCGTGTATGACGCGGTTCCCGTTGGGGCGGGGGAGCGCCTCGTTATCGGCCACAGCTGCCCGCATGATTGCGAGCTCTTCGGGGGTCAATTGCACGAGGTCGCCGTCTATCTGCTCTAGCAAGGCGGAGCCGCCAACCCCGGGCGGGCGTGTAGGCTCTGCGCCACAGTAAGGGCACTCTGTTCTAAAACGCTCATACGGCTTTGTGCACTCCGTACAATTGCGCAGGGGTATGGCGTCGCTGTTCGCATTCGATCCGCGCCCGGAGAGGCTCCACTCGTGGGGGGCGTCGGGGAGTTGGTGCTTGGCTATGTTCCCCACGTGGTCGATAACTATCGCTAGCGCGCCGTTTTCTTTGGGCCTCAACACTCGCCCGAATTGCTGGCAATACAGGCTATAGGACTCCGTGGGGCGGCAAAAACTAACCACCTCCACGGCCGGTACGTCGTACCCTTCCCCGAACAAATCCACGTTAACTAGCTGGAGTAGCTTGCCGCTTACTAAGTCGCGGGTCGCTTGCTCCCGCTCGTCGTCCGGCGTGTCCGCGTCGACCGCTAAGGCCGGGACGCCCGCCGCTCTAAAATTTTCGGCTATTCTCTCGGCGGAGACCACACAATCCGCGAAGGTTATGCCGCGCTTCCCTTTTGCAAAGCGTAGGTAGGACTGCACCACGTCGCCCGTAATAGTGGATTTTTCCAGCGCTGTCTGTAGCTGCTTCCGGTTCCAATCCCCCGTACCACTGTCTTTTTTGACTTTGGACAGGTCAAACGTGCTAACCGGGCAAAAAACCGTGTACTCTGCCAAGTGCCCGAGGTCTATCAGCTCGCGCATTGATGGCCCTAAGACCAATACGTCGACTATCCCGTCATACGCACGCCCCAACCCTTTGCCGTCTCCCCTCTCCGGCGTGGCGGTTACGAGGAGACCGCGCGCATTGCTAAAGAAGTTAAACGCCCTCCCCCATTTATTCTCTCGTAGAACGTGGTGCCCTTCGTCGATAACTACGAGCGATACTTGCGAAATCCATTCCCGGTAACGCTCCCGACGGTTTAAAAGGGTATCCACACCGGCCACGCCTATGGGGCTAGAGGCTCGATAGAAGCTCTCCCCAAGCTCCGCTATGTGCGCCCTTACGATCCTTTTTACGGTGTCCTTGGGGGCCACTATGCGATGGTGCACCCCCCAGCGGGCGAGGGTTAGGGATATCTGCCAGACGAGCTCCTTACGGTGGGCTATCGCTGCAGCTGCCCCCTTGTGGTCCCGTAGCATTTTAGAAAATAGCTGAGTCTTTCCCGAGCCCGTTGGCATTACCGGCATGACGTTGCGCGCTCCGGCGGCCCACGCGGCATGAATGTCCGCCTCGGCGCGGGTCTGGTAGTTCCTTAATTGCATTTTATTTTTTTAGCCTTGTTGACAGTCCCGCCATAGTAGGGTTTAATGGCCGCCACGTCAACCAAACTAAGGAAAAAATAGCCATGTTTAGATTAGAGATCGAATACGCCGACGCTGAAGAGCTCCGCGCTTTTGCTACCGCCCTGAATACCATCGCGGCCGGCATAGAAGCGCCCGGGGCTGAGACCCCATTCTCCAGCTCTAAGGAAAGCGCGGGGGATTATGAATGCGCCCACCAATTTAAGGCCGTAGAGGAGCGGTCCGAGGACCGTATATCCGGAGGCACCACTGTAGGGCCCTTCTCGACGTCACTTTTTAACGGCGACGACGATAGCAGCGACGACGATAAGGTCGGGGCCGATGTTACCGGAATTCTAGCCAACGGCCTACCGTGGGACGCGCGTATCCACAGCGAGGGCCGAAAAACTCTCGCCAAAGCGCCGCACGGGTGGAAGTATCGCCGGTGCCCTAAAGAACACACCCCAGAGTCTTGGCAGGAGTACATTAATACGGTGGAAGCGGAGCTCACTAAAAGCGTAGCCGCCAACCCCCCGGCCGCTACTCTCGCGCCCACCGATGTGGTCGTCCAGACACCCGTAGAAACAGTATCGCCACCCGCCCAGCAGCAAGCCTACGTTTTGCCGGGCTCCGCTGGCACGCCATTGCCTACCGTGGAGAACTTAACCGCACAAGCGCAAAGTAACTACCCATACCCTGCGGACTTCGGGCAGTTTATGGGGGCCATGACTAACGCACTAACCTCCGGCGGGGCGTCTTTCGAGAGCATTACGGCGGCCGCAGTACAGGCGGGCCTTACGGATGTTAACGGGCTGAGCGGGAGACCGGACTTAATACCGCAAGTCTGTGACATCCTGCGGGGTCAAGGCGTCCGAATATGAGCGAACACTCTATCCTCCCTCCCTCCGGGGCGGGGGACATTGTACGGTGCACCGGCGTGGTAAAAATGCGGCAAATGTTTCCTCCGTTAGAGGAGGAGACGGTAGAGTCTCGCGAGGGCGAGGCGTCGCATTGGGTCGCGGCCACGGAGTTGAACAGCTACCGGAACCCGGACGCCGAGGTCCTAACCTGCGAGTCCCTTATAGGGGAGACCGCCCCCAATGGCGTGGTAATAACCGCAGAAATGGCCGAGGCGGCGCACGAGTACACGATGGACGTGCACAAGGTCTCTAATACTATCGGCGGCCTTCGCAAAATGTTCGTAGAGCACAAGCTATACGCCCCACAAATCCACCCGCTAAACTTCGGCACGTGCGATTGCTTCATCTTTGACCAAGAGCGCGGCGAGCTGTGGGTGTGGGACTATAAGTACGGCCACGATTATGTGAGCGAGTTCGATAATTGGCAGCTAACAAACTACATCGCTGGCATCGTGCACCTATTCAAGATAGACGGCATCGCGGACCAACACATTCGGGTACACGTTAGGATCGCGCAGCCCCGCTGCTATTCTGCGGGGGGCATTATCCGCGAGGCTAACTTCTTACTCTCTGACTTTAGGGGGGATTTTAACTACCTTTCCGCCAAGTTCCACGAAGCGCTAAGCCCCGAGGCTAAAACAACAAGCGGCCCGCAGTGCCGCCACTGTTCGGCTAGGCACTCGTGTGGCACCGCTCGCAAGGCGGCAAGCGCTGCGATAGACTACTCGGAGCACCCCGAGCCTCAAGCATTGGACGACGAAGCTATCGGCATAGAGCTGGCTTTTCTTCGTCGAGCGGCGGACGCTATTAAGTACCGGCTGGAGGGCTTAGAGGAGTTGGCGGATGTTCGCTCCCGTGCGGGCCACAGCATATACGGACACATGCGGGAGGCTAACAAGGGCCGCACCCACTGGAGCCGGCCTGCGCCGGAAGTCATTCTTTTGGGCAAGCTCATGGAGGTGGACCTAGCAAAACCTCCGGAGGCAATAACGCCCACACAAGCAACGAAAAAATTGTCTAAGGCGGGGAAAGATCCCTCCGTCATTAAGGCTTTTTCAACCTACGACACCGGCTCCAAGTTGGTGGCAATTAACAGCGATAAACTAAAGCGGAGATTTAAAACATGAACCATAACCAAAGCTTAGAGCTAGAACTCCAAGAGGTCGCACGTAAGCACCTACCCGCCGCAATGGGGGCAGAGCTCGGCGAGTTCGTTAAGCGCGCCCGGAGCGACGCCGAAGAGGTCGAGGACCTAAAGACAGCAAACCGCGAGCTACACGGTACGCTCGACAAGACCAAGGAGGAGTTGGCGGCTTTAAAGGAGCAACTCCGGGCCTATAAGGACCTAGAGATACGGGAGGCCCAAGCGGAGGAAGCGCACAAGACCCTAGCATACGAGAAGCAAATTCTCGAACTCCGGGAAACCCATGCCCGCGAACGTGTCGAGGATCATAAGAACATGTTCGATAAGGTTTTTAAAAACGTGGCCGTTAAGCGCAATATCTTTGACCGTGGAAACACTCCTATAGCCGTCCCCGGCGGACACGGGGGGGTGGGGCACGTACAGGAACACCCGTACAGTAAAAGCTACACCGAAGAAACAACCGAAGAGTAAAAAACAACCCACTTACAGGACAAAACACTATGACCGATATACTACTTCCACCGGGGCGCCTAGTAGGCGGCTCACTTTATAAGCCGAATACAACCAACTACGAAGGCGGCCCGCTTACCGATAAACACGGAAACCCGCGCTCTAGCTTTGACTTTTCCGTCGCTATCCCTAAAAACGGAGAGCGCCACTGGGCGGAGACACCGTGGGGCGCTCCTATCTGGGCCGAGGGAAACCAAGCTTTCCCGGGCGTAGCTAATCAAATGCCCGCTTTTAGCTGGAAAATTTCGGACGGCGATAGCACCATCCCCAACAAAAAGAACAATAAGCCATGCGACCGTGAAGGGTGGCCCGGCCATTGGGTTGTACATTTTTCTAGCTCTTTTAATCCTCTTATCGTGGACGATAAAAAGCAAGTTATTGCACAAGAGGACGCCGTTAAGCCCGGCTACTTCGTAGAAGTTGCTGGCTCTGTAACGAGCAATAAGAACCACCAAAACCCCGGCGTATACATCAACCACGATGTTGTGTGCTTCCGTGCCTACGGCGAGGTTATCCAGTTGGGGGGCAGACAAGACGCGAGCGCGATAGCATTCGGGCAAGCGGCTCTACCTCCGGGCGCTCAAAGCACCCCCACGGCGAGCTCTACCCCTATCGGCGGGCACATGCCCCCGCCGGCTCAAGGGCAACCGCCTGCACAGCAGCAGTACCAGCCGCCTGCACAGCAGCAGTACCAGCCGCCTGCACAGCAGCAGTACCAGCCGCCTGCACAGCACCAGTACCAGCCGCCTGCACAGCACCAGTACCAGCCGCCTGCACAGCAGCAGTACCAGCCGCCGGCTCAAGGGCAAACGCCTGCGCAAGGCGGCCCAGAGTTTCTCCACCAATCGTAACCCGTAGTACTTTCGGGGGTGCTATATGCGCCCCCTTTTTTTGTCTGTAGGAAAGAGGTGCACATGCACGAATTAATGGCAGGCCAACGCGTGCGCGCGGCGGCGGGGTTCTCCACTATCATGGCGGACATGGACTTCGAGACCAAGAGCTCGGCGGGGTACGACTTCGACGAGGACCTTAACAAGTGGGTCCCGCTCAACGGTTCGCCTCCGTACGGGCTCCCGGCGGTGGGAGCTGCCAAGTACGCGGAACACCACGACACCGAAGTCCTGTGTCTGTGGTATGACTTGAAAGAGGGAAAAGGCCCTAGGTATTGGGCGCCCGGCTTGCCCCTTCCCGTCGATCTGTTCGAGCACATGCAAAAAGGACTACCAATAGAGGCCCATAACACCCTTTTCGAGTTTTGGATATGGCTAAAAGTGTGCGTGGTCAAGTATGGGTGGCCCGTCCCGGACCTCTCCGCATTCCGCTGCTCCATGGCTAAGTGTATGGCTTTCTCGGTCCCCGCGAAGCTCGGCAACGCCGGGAAAATACTGCGCCTAGACATCCAAAAAGACAAGATAGGGGAGAACCTTATACGCCGGTACTCTATGCCCAAAAAGCCCACTAAGAACGACCCGGCGCGCTGGCATCTACTACAGGACAATCCGGCGGACGCCGGGGCCATGTCGCTGTATTGTCTAGGGGATATACGAAGCGAGGCGGCCCTCTCTCAAAGGCTCCCGGATCTACAACCACGGGAGCTTGAGCTCTTTAAGCTGGATCTCGCGATAAACGTACGCGGCGTCTACGTCGATAAAAAAACGCTGGATTCTATGGGGGAGATACTTCGGCAAGCCATCGACCTATACGAGCCTCTTATCGCTGAGTACTCCGGAGTCCCTACTATGAGGCTTAACACCCTCAAAGAGATGGCCGCTTGGTTGCTTACTCAAGGGGTCCCGGCGGACGCGGCGCGCACTGACACCGGACAGCTCAAACTAGGCGCCGACGAGGTCGAGACTTTACTAGAGGCCACCACACTAACACCGGCCGCCCGCAAGGTTCTGGAGCTCCGCCGGGACCTAGGCGGTAACGCCGTCAAAAAAATTAAAGCCATCGAGCTCCGGCTAACGGCGGACAATCGCCTACATGACCTTTTCGCATTTTGTGGGGCGGATAGGTCTGGCCGTTTCTCTGGGCGCGGACCGCAGCCGCAAAACCTCCCAGCCAAAGGCCCCAAGGTGAAGCAGTGCGACCCAGTAAACGGATGCGGCCGACACTACGGCCGACACCGCCACACCTGCCCGTGGTGTGGCACCCCCGAACAATGGGCCTCTGTGGTCGACTGGGGCCCGGAGGCAGTGAATGACGCCGCGCAGTGCATCCAGACCAACAAGCTCGCCGTCGTAGAGCAAGCTTTCGGCGACCCCCTAGAGATACTAAAAGGGTCCCTACGGGGGCTTTTCAGCGCTGCCCCGGGGCATAGGCTACTATGTTCGGACTATTCCGCTATTGAGGCCGTGGTGCTTGCTATGCTTGCGCGCGAGCAATGGCGCATCGATGTTTTTAGGACCCACGGGAAGATCTACGAGAAGGCCGTCGCAGACATCACGGGCATACCCTTCGCCGACGTAATGGCCGTCCCGGGGTACGACATCACCCAACCAGAATGGTGGAAGCAAAAAGCCACCGGGCCCGACCATCCAGACCGCAAAAAAGTGGGCAAGGTCTCCGAGTTGGCTAGTGGGTATCAAGGCAGCGTGGGGGCTTGGAAAGCTTTCGGCGCGGATGAGTTTATGGACGACGACCAGATCCTAGCAGCGGTACGCAAGTGGCGCGCGGCTAGCCCCAGCATTGTGGCTTTTTGGTATGACTTAGAGCGCGCCGCTATGGAAGCGATAAGGAACCCCGGAACCTTTCACCGGGTCAACGATGTGGGCTACGGCGTTTTTGAGGATGTGCTCTACTGTCGGCTCCCCTCCGGCCGGTTCTTACACTACCACCAACCACGGGTAGAAATGCGCGAGAAGTTCGGGAAAATGCGCCCGGCGCTCACGTACTGGGGGAACAATAGCGACTATAAAAAAGGCCCTAAAGGTTGGCTTAAACTGGACACCTACGGGGGGAAGCTGTGCGAGAATATCACCCAAGCGGTGGCACGAGACATCCTAGCCAACGCCATGCTAAACCTAGAGGCCGCAGGCTACCCTATAGTGCTGCACGTACATGATGAGATCGTCTCCGAAGTTCCGGAGGGTTGGGGGTGTATCGAGGAGTTTGAGCGAATTATGAACCGAATGCCTTCATGGGCGGCCGACTACCCCATCAAGTGCGCAGGGGGCTGGGTCGGCGCCCGTTATCGTAAGGATTAGACCTCCCACCCTACCAAGTACATATAGATAACCGCGTCGGGGCGTGCGGCACTCCACCGCATCCTGAACCTCCCCGTCCCGTCCGCGTGTAGGGGGATGGTTACTTGGTCCACCCCGCTAAACGTGTGGGTTAAGCCCACCGTGTCCGGCCGGCCATCATACAAGTATGACACTATATCCGAAGTCGCCGGGCCCGACGATCCGGGGGCCGCGTATACGTACAGCGAAGCCGTCGGGTCTCCGGGCTGCAGTGTTAGCGCGTATTGAATCCGCACTTTTATAGCCGTAACCCCTACAGGGATGTTGTCCATAGCGGTCCATATCACGTCCGAAGGGGACCCGGTACGGCCTACGCTTCGGTTCGCGTTGAATGTTAACTCAGAGTGTACGAATAGTGCCGGGTTCGGCGCCCCCACCGAGGTTGGGAAGTATCCAACGTTCCCCCCGCTCCCCGCCGGGAACGTGTGAAACCCTTTAGAGCCTCCCGCGTCTGTGCCGTAGTATTTGTTCCCCCCGGGGGAGGTAACATCCCCGGCGAGCTGGAGTGTACGGCTAGCCGCGATGCTACCACCGCCGGTTAACGATCCCGTGGTCGATATCGACACCGCGCTATGGTCCACGTTTCTAGCATGTGCCGTGTCTAGCGCGAGGTTGCCGCTCGTCGATACGTTTCCGGATATTCCAGTTATCCCGGCCACGTTGGTGACTGTCCCCGCGTTGCTCGTGGCTCCGTCCGCTACGTTTAGCAGCGTGCGCACCTCCGCAGCCGTTAGAGCTGCCGCAGGCCCAACCCCGGCGGAGACCCTCCCTAATAGAACGCCCGCCGCGAAGTCTTGCATTTTTGCCAATGTGACGGCCTTAGCGGCGATGGTGAGCGCGCTCGCCCCGGTAACGTCTCCGGTGTGGGTTGCGTTGGTCTCTTTCAAGGTGTTAGCCGCGACGGCGGTGTCCGCCGATATAGCGGCGCCTAGCCCGCCTATGTCCGCCGCTACAAGTGTTACGGCGCCCGTTTTACCTGCAACGCTTGCCACTGGGGCGGAGGTTAAGTACCGCCCGTCTAGGCTCTCCACCACATCCGGGCCACCGGATTGCGAAAGCGTTAGGTCCCCCGTTCCCGTGTCGAATAGGGCAGAGCTAACCACAGACCCCGCGCCTATGCCCGCAAGGTCGGAGGTTGTTAGGGCGCGCTCAAAGGCGGACCCTCTCCAGATCTCTACGCCGTCGCCCGGGGTAGTGCTCGTAACCAGAGTTGCCACCCCGGCGTGGTGTATCTTCGTTTGCCCGTCTATCACAGATAGCGCGGGCTTTACCGCCCCGGCGGCGTCTTTATACTCGAACAGGAAACCGCCACCCCTCGCCATATTTTGCACTAAGTACCGCAGGGGGTTGCTGGCATCCGAGAAACCCATCACAGCGGCCACGTCTCCGGTAGCGTTTAGCAGTCTTTGTACGGTCGACTGCCCGGCCGTTACGCCGTCGGCGGGGTCGTTGGCACTGCTTCCCAGTATATCCACGCCCTCCGGCCCGGTGCGCAGTACCGTGCGGTCCGTTGCTGGGCTGCGTAGTTCGGCCTCCCCGTTAGAGTCCGCCGTAGCCCAAAGGCGTAGCGCTCCGGCGTCGTTACGTACGCCGAGCTGCATAAGCCCGCCCGCTTGGTATGACTGAATTTTGAAAATTTTCTCGACGGACGGGTCGAACCCGATATCCGCTACGGTTTGGCCCACGCCGTTGGCTAGCCGAATAAGCGCGTCTTGTGAGATCACCGGGTCGGGGTCCGCAGGGTCACTCACCCCCGTGCCACGGACGAGCGCGCCCGTACTCGTGGCCGACACTTTTAGCCCGTTTTCGTACAAGCCCTGCGACGCCTCTACAATCGCCGCCTGCAGCGCCGTAGCGCCCATCCCGGAGGAGCCGGGGTCGAAGGGGAGGGCGTCTGTAATATCCTGCGCAACCGCTGGGCCTCCTAATAGGACGTAAAAAAGGTCGTTAAGATCTTGCATAGTCTCGGCGGTTATGACCGTGACCTCGGACGTGTAGGTGGTGTTAGACATGGTCTAGTATCCTATCGCTAGATAAGCTATGCCGCTAGCGAGCACGGAGACCCCGTACCCATCAACACTAGCGGAGAAATTGGCGGCCGTTAGCCCGGTAAGGAAAGGGACCCCCCGGCCGCCAACGCCCTGTAAAAATACTTGAAACGCCCCCACAGGAAACCCGCCGGAGTGGAACGTGTGGGATATGCTCGCCGTAGACCCGCCCGTAATAGTAGGCGCGCCCGTACGGCCCCATAGAGCCCTAAGACCGCCGGGCAAGACCATATACCCGTTAGAAAGTTGTTGCCCTGTAAAAGCGTTGTACAGCGCATCCGGTGTGACCGCGCGGTCGGTTATGCCTAGCCCGTTACGGTCCACGACGTGGGACCCGTCGGCGTACTTGGTTAAGCCTACCGCCCCGGTGGTGGGTGTTAGTGTATTTAGTTTAGCTTGCAGCCCCGCCGGTGTGACTGCCAGCGTAGTGCTAATCCCGTCCACGGAGTTGTTATTCGTGGCCGTCTGTATTAGGCCCTTACGGGTTGTTGATGATGTTAGGGCCGCCAACCCTAGGGGCGTGATAACCCGGTCGTTAATCGCTGGGTTCACAGCCTCCGCCGCTGTGGCTAGCTCCGATCTACCGGCCACGAGGGTGGTAGCTATGGGGACCGCCGCGTCGGCTTGAATGATCGCTTTTAAGGCGTCCTTTATTTGAGACACGCCAACGGTCTCCGGGCTATTGCTCGGCACTATGCCAGCCTCGACCATCAACGACTGAAAAAAGCCGTTAATGTCGTTTAAAAAAGCGCGCTCTATTGGGGTGCCGTCTACCGCCACCCCGGACGAGTCGTTCCTAAAAGCGCCGTACGTATAGTCGGGGCCCGGCGCTTCCACGTTAGGGGTATAGGTTAGGTCTAAGTTGATCATACTAGGCAAACTCCACTATAGCCCCTATCCACAAGTGGGTGGGGCAGATTTTAAGGCATAGGGCTATAAATTCATCTTTACGAGCCGGGGGCACTGTAGCGGGATTCGGAAAAGTTTGCCCCCCCACGTACATGAAAAAAGGCCAAGTATCTGGGTCCGTTGGTATCGCCGGGAACAAGTCCCCCGGGTTCCCTGTTACGTTGGTGAGTGCGAAACCTATAAGGCCTTGGAAGTTTCCGCTACGAGCCTCTACACTCCCGGAGCGTATTATCCCGCTACGAGCTTCGAAAAAAGCCGTTACGCTCCCGCCCCGTAGCACAGCGTTAGGGTTACGCACGGTGTTGCTGTTAGCAGCATCAAAGGACTCGTGTACGTATACGTCAAACCCTGCGCCTCTGAGCACGTTCTGGATATACCATGGGGATTGCCCCCCCGTCGCTTTCCATGCGGCGTCTAGTCTGTCCCGTCGCTTCTGCTCCACTGTTACGCTGGGGGGTAGGGCGAACTGGTCCTCCCAAAGGTCTAGCTTTCGGGTGTACTGCGGGAACATGTCCCCGTAAATGTCGTCGAAATTGGCGCGCATGGTGTCCGCGAATCTCGCTAAGCCTACGAAAAAACTCCGGAGAGGCTTCTCGATAGTTATCTTAAAAGCACGGCCACGGGGGAGTAGGTGCTTAAATATCCGGAGAAAGAGCTCCATTAGGAGAACACCACGCCGGTGCCCACAAGCTTGGCTTTTGTCCCCGCCGCTAACGTGTGACTCTCCAAAGGAGTGCCTACGCCGTTAACCGAAAAAGTGGCGGTGGTAAAACTCCCGCCGGCCGCCGTGACGATATCCTCTATAAGCCCGATAAGCGCGGACCGCGTTATCCGCTCCCGGCGTCGTCCCACAGTTAGCCCGGCGATATAGGGCTCGGCGCTTAGGAAAAACTCCCGTACTGCGGTGTTTATGTCTGTTTGTGTCTGTCCTAGGTTGGCAACGCCCGCTAACCCTGTCACGGATACGTCAAAAGTAACCCGCGATATCGCTAGCGGCTCCACTAGAGCGCTGATCTGTCGGCGCGTAGCGAGCCCAGACTGGTCTAGGTTTATCGATTCGCCTACGGCCGTGAGCTGCGCCGTGGTCGGTATCCCGTCCGGATCTCCGGAGCTCGCCACGGTGGCCTCGCAGTACACGTTAACTTTTCCGGGGATCACCGGGTCCGTGTACGGGTAGGCGTTGATTATGCCGGGGACCTCTTCGGCCCATTGCTCATAGTCTGCAGTGGCTCCGCCCTGCGGCCTTTTCTGGAATCTGTCGAGAACGCGCTGTCTGTAAATGTCCTCTTTCTCGCCGTCGGCGCCTGTGACGAGCACAGCCGTGACGGTGGCGTCCCCTGATATCTCTCCTATGGGCTTAACAAACGATAGCACGTCCCCTGCTTCTAGGTTCCCTTGGGAGCCCGCGCCCTGCGTGCCGCTGGAGTCCGATACCGCGCGAATGTCAACGGCTACGGAGGCCGCATTCAATAGCACCACCCCCAAGGTCACGTACGTAACCCCGGTCGAAGCGCTAACGAGTTGACTCCCGGAGGCTAGATAGCCGGTTTGCTGTGTAACTGGAACGGCCACGGTAAGCTCTGCCTGTGTCGCCGCTCCCGGGGTGCCGACCCCAACCAGCACGCCGAGCTCTATCAGTGGGGTGATAACTCGCCCGTTGATCGTCGTAGGTTTGAAGCTCGCCGTCCGTACAAATTGCTGCAGCGCGTTGTACCCCCCGTAGTTAAAGAGGAGCTTAGCAATAGCGCCCACGGCTTTAGATATAACGGACGTGAAGGCCTTCGGAAGTAGTGGGACGGACTCGTTGAGCTCCGCCTGTAGCATATTCGATACTATCGAGGTGAGCTCTGCGGTCGTGGGGTTTTGTTGGCTCATTCTACGGCTTTCCAATTCTCTATGTATGAAAAACGGGACTCTATCCCGTTGGCGGATACGTCTACCAAAAACTCCAACGCTCGCGCGTCCACGGGGACCACTTCGACCGCTATAGTATCAGCGATTCCCAGCTCTTTAAACACCCGCAAATCGCGGGTAGCGGCGTCCGCTAACAGCCGCAGGGAGTTTGCGACTTTGGGGAGCCCTCCCATTAGGTATTGGGTCTCGCTTCGTAGCTTTTCGTGCTCGGTCGTGGCGAGCTTATTCCCCCACCATTCCTTGGACCTGTCGCCCCGCCCGCTGTCGTCTTCATTCCCACCAAATAAGCAGAGATAGGCTAGCGTTTCTAGCCCGAAAGTCATTTCTACGCTACCGCCACGGAGGGATAGGTCGCCCCCGTCGTCGGTATGCACCATTAAAACGTCACCACCCACCATACAAAAAACTCCTAGTTATTGCCCGCCGTAGGCCCGGGAGCGCTTGACCCGCCCGTGATATTGTGGTCGTGGCCGTCGATCTCTTTCCCGTTCAATATTAAACTGTTAGGAAAAACCGCCGCACCTGTGGGGGATATCGTAACCCCGTTAGCCTCGAAAGTCCCGCCCGCCTGCAGCTCAAAACTACCGCTTGCGTTGGTTGCTTTGAAGCTCCCGTCCGCTTTGTGCTCTGCCACCCCCCCGGCGTTCGTGCTGCTAGACCGTCCGTCCGGGTCTAACGTAATGTTCCCGGAGCTATTGAACAGGGAGATAGTGCCGTCGTCTTTAAGGTGGGCCTCGGCCACGGTGGTGCCTTCTGAGTCCCTCGAATACACCCGAGCTTCCCCCGGTTTTGTTAGGTCCACATTCTTAGGGTCGATGAACCCGAAGCACTCCAGCCGCCCGGAGGTGTCTGTCCGAGCCATGAGCGCGAAGTCCCCGGGCAAGGGGTTGCCGTCGTACCCCGGGGGAAGCCACACGCTACGGGGGCGGCGGTTGTCTCCGTTCCCTAGGTCTACCTTAATCTCCGTAAGTAGGACGTCGCCGTCCGCGACGCGCGATACGCTTAGCACTTTTCCAACTATAACCATGGTAACGTCTTCGGCATTTTGCCGCTAAGGGACTCGGGGAGTACGAGCTCTAGCTCGGCCTCTTCGGTGTCTTTTGTTTGGTTTAATGCGACGCTTCGGACTAAGAGCTCAGTCTCTTTGTAGACCATGGCCTCCGGCGCTAGCAAGGTCACTGTCGTATTAGGAGACCACAGCGCACCCTTTGGGTCTAGCCACCCGGGGACGCTCACGCTATAAGTCACCACGTTAGCGAACATACGCCCGGCCATAGCCTCTACGGCTGTTTTCAGATCTCCGCCGGAAGTATCGCCGGCCTGAAAAACAAACGGCCTATGTACCCCTCTTAAAAAAGGGTTGTTTACTGTGTAGCTCCCTGCTTCAAAGTCTGTGCTGTGGCTTTGTAGTCCGGTCACGTCGCTGTAGAATTCCTGCTCCTTAAAAGTGGGGGAGACCCTCTCCACGCTGGGGGTGCCGTCTACTAACCTCGCCACGGGGTTGCCGGGCGCCACCGGGGTGAACACCTTACAATCCCCCGCCGGGGTGTTGGTTAGCATTATGTTGCGCTGTTTGGCTAGGCGTATTAGAAAAGGGAGTACCTTGTCCTTAGCTTCTAACGCCACCCTCTTAAACTTAGGGCCGCCGCTGCCTGACACCTCTAAACCGAACCCGTAGGGCTCTATAAGCGCCCGAGCTATGTCCGCAAAGCTCTGCCCGTCGTAGTCCAACGGAAACGAAGAGCTAGAGGCGGTGCAATCGTTTAGCACGGCGGGGGTGGAGTAAGCCGTCACAACCACGGTAGAGCTCTCTGGGGTCGTCAAGGGGGAAGCCCCCACGATATTGCCGCGAAAGCGCTCCCGCCCTCCTATGAAAAGGGTCACAGGGGTGTAGCACATCGGGTAAACTTTTTTCCTGAATAGGCTATTGTTGGAGTCAAAGGTCGCCGTAAATTCTAGGGTGCTGAACACGTCGACACTGTCCTCCACAAGTACGGAGGTCCAGAAACGAAAGACCTCTCCGTCTATCGAGAGCGAGGCCTCGGTAGGGGAGGCGGACTCCACTGTGGTGGCGGGGGCCCGCGTTGTTCTCGGCGGGATTGTAAGCACTACGCCGGGGAGTATCTGCAGAGGGTCGCCGCTGGGGCCCCCCAACAAGACGGAAGGGTTAGCCTGTCTTAGCACGCCTTGTCGACTCTCTACGCCGTAGACTTTTCTGCTAACCTTTTCGAACGTGTCGCCGGGGACCGTGGTATAGGTTCTGCTCATACGTAGTACACTATTCTTTTACCTGCAGGGAGCTCCAATATCTCCGCCCCGGACAGGTCGTTCGTGTCCATTAAGAAGAGGAGGCTGTCGTCCACGTCTCCGTAGAGCTCCGCCGCTAGGTCCAACGCGGTGCGGGGGGACACTAGCGTTATGTTTCGCTCTTGGGCTAGGTTAAACGAGATCTTGACCAGCTGCCCGGCACTGCGCGAGACCGTTTTCAGTAGGGGCGTGTGGGCCTCCCCCGTGTCTATGAGGCCTAGCGCCGCGTGGTTGTCGTCTCTCCATGAGGAGACGGAATCGAACAGCTCTAGCACCCCGTTTGCAGCTGCTAGCGCCTCGGGCTTACTTTTAAAAGACCCATTTACCGAAGAAAGCGCCGCCGCCGAAGTAGCGCCGGAAGCGAAAAGGCTCGCCGCCCTGAAATCGTTCGCCGTGGTGTTCCCATTCCCTTTAGTACGGACCGCCCCGTCTCCGTAGTAGATGGATTCGGCCAAGTTTTGGTAGGCGTTAAGCTGCGCTTTAATGTCCGCCGCTGCCAGTGCGGGGGCCTGTATCAATTGCAAAGTCTGAAAACCCAACGTAAGCGGGTCGTCTATAAGCACGTCTATGCCGTTATATATCGAGTCTCTTATCTCGTTAAAGTCCCGCGCTACCTCGTCTCGGCCGTCTGCTAAAGGCTGGAGCACGGCCACGGTGTTATTAAGCAAGGCCTTGTATGATTCAAGAAAAGCGAAGCGCTCGCTAGGGGCCTCTATAATCACCCTCTCGTCTAGCTCTTCGGAGGCGGCGGCGTTAAAGGTCTCCACGTCGTTGCGGACTACCTGCCCCCCGTCGGGTTCGACCAGCGGGAACAGGGACTCTATGGTCTCCATGAAACCTATTTGTAGGGTTACTTGGTTGGCCCCCTCTACCATTGGGTCGGTACGTGTAACCGTACCCAGCGGGGTGGCTTTTAGAATCCCGTGCCTAGGGTGCTCCAGCGTTCCGAAATCCTGCACTGCGAGACTCGCTTCGAAGGCGTCCGCCTCTAGGTCGCAATCATCGCCGGAGAAAAAAACTAGCATAGGAATAATCCTAGGACCTAGCCCTCTTTTCTGGACGTACGCGCCGTCTACGTTGGGGAACTCGAAAGCCGTCCCCCGGTGTTCTGTGCTAGAGGTTAGCTCTTTAAAAGGCAAAACGGTCCGCAGGCCGTTGGGGTCCGTATATGCCGCCTCCCTTATTCGATCACTCCACGCCATTACATTGCCCCCGAAGGTTGTAGCGTTATTCTGCTACGCCCGCCTGCAGAGCCTCTGCGGCGTTTTAATTCCACGTTATCCGTGGCGCCAGAGATTACGAGCTCCGAAGTCTCTCGGCTCTCGGATATGCTGCGGGCGACGGCTTGCTCCGGAGATACCACCCCGCTGGCTTCGGATCGCTGAGACCTCCGCCGCGTCGTGTTGTCCTCCATGGGGGTGCCGCCGCCGGCCACGTAGTCGATAGCTTTACGCACCCAATCAGGTATGAGCCCTTGGACTACGCGGGCGAGCGCTTTCGCGCCGGTCGTTATTTTGTCCCACATCTTCACAAAGAATGAGGATATAGGCTCCCAGTGCTTGCGCACCATGTTAGCCGCGCCTATGAGCATTCCTATAGGCCCCATCAAAAATAGCACATTACTGAGCCCGGAGTCCGCGAAGGACATAAATGCCGCTTTTGCTTTGTCCCACCATATAATCACGGCCCCCACGGCGACGCCGAGAGCAACAAAGCCGAGAACCATAAGCCCTAGGGGGTTCATCGCCATAACGATGTTTACCGCCGTCATTACGATTATAAACGCCTTGAGGACCGCCATAAGGCCCACAAACCACGCGATAGCCTTAGCGATGGTGGCGCCGTGTTCCTTAATGAATCTTATCGATGTTTTTAGCCCTTCGACGAAGCCGTCCACCCACTGAGTGACTAGGGCCTCGTTTGCGGAGAGCCACGCGGAGGCCGTATCCGTGGCCGTTATCATATACTCCACCAACTGCTTAACGTGCGGGGCTAGCTTCTTACCGATACCGTCGGAAACGCCTAGGATCTTATCCGTTAGCGTGTTCCATCGCCCGGTCAACGTAAGCGAGGCTTTTGTCATAGTGTCGTGGAAAGTGGCCCCCTCTTTGGTGAGCTCTTTCATAGCGGCTAGCACCATTTTGAACGACACCTCCCCACGCGAGGCCATTTCGAAAACCTCCGCTTGGGTGGTTTTGCTCATCTTAGCAATTACCGAAACCAAGGGGACGCCCGCCGTAGTAAATTGGCGTAAGTCTTTAGACATGGCTTTCCCGTTCGCGGATATCTCGGCGAAGTTTATCGATAGGTTGCGGAAGCTCTCGGCATCGCCTGATGTAAGATCCCCTAGTAGCCGCATTGTGGGGATTACGCTGTCTTTAGTAGCGGCCCCCATGGCGAGGAGGATCTTAGCGGACGCGGCCACGTGTCTAAATGCAAAGGGGGTACTTTCCGCCTCCCTTTTCAGTTTCTCTACCATTTCGGCGGCGCCTTCCGCGCTGCCCATCAAAGGCTCGAACCCGGTGCGGGCGTTTTCAAACATGCTAAAAGCTTTTACCACCCCCACTACGGCACCCGTGAGCAAACCTAAGCCCCCTATGGCGAGGCGTTTTAAGTTTTGGCCGGTTAGGCCTATGGTGCGGGCGAACTTATTAAACCGCCTATTAAGGCGGTCTATGTGTCGAGAGGATACGCGGGAGAACTTGTTCATTCTCGCTTGCATACGCGAAAGCGGTCGGGAGATCTTATCGACCCCGATCACATCGGCGAATAGGGAGAACCTTCTGCTATTCATCACGGGGCCTTGTTAGTTCGCGCAACTCGGGGCGCAAATAGTCGTAGAACATTTGCACCTCTGCAATGGTCAAGGTCCTAGGGTCCGGGAGGTTCCGGTACATTCGGCACACCTGTACAAATTGCTCCATAAGAACATTGTACATCGAGTGCGCTTTCACAAAGTCCCCGCTGTCCTCGTCGCGCGTAAAGTCTTGAGTATCGGAGCCACTACGTACTAGGGTAGTGACTACCGGGAGAAAAAAACGCTCGCTACCTCCACGCAAAAATTACCGTCCGCGATCTCCATATTAGCGAACGTCTTAGGCGGTAGCCCTGTGACGGCACCCGCGAAGGCTTGCATTTTTTTCATGTTTTGGCCTTCTTTGTACTGGTCTAGCTGCATCATCACATTGAATTTTGGTTTTTTAAAAACAACCGTTTCTAAGCTCGCCATGCTGCCCGGCACGAGGTCGAACTCCAGTGTATTCTCATCCTCAAGTACGCGGAAACGCCCCCGCAGTATCTCGCGGCATACTTTTCGCTCCAGCTCGTCGAAGCCCTGCTTAGTGTCCGCGTCCATGAATTCGCGGTCCGTGTCAACGTCCCACATTCGCATGAATGCCGCGAACTCGGCCTTAGCCAGCTCCACGGCAGCGTGTTTGCGCTCTGCTTCGCTCGGTTTTTTTCGTTCTGGCTTAACGGCCTTAGTTGTCACTGTATTGTCTTGCGTATCGTTGCTCATTTGTGCCCCCATCGGACAAGTTAAAAAAATGGTTGACGCGGAAGGATTCGAACCTACCTACAGCCGGTAGACCTAGGGAAGGTTGACCCGGCCAGCGGATTGGGGGCGGCGCTATGTTGGGTAAACTCGCCCCGCTTGCCTAACCACTCGGCCACGCGTCATTGAATCGTTATTGCGGCTCTAGTTGTCCCGGGCCTTCTAGGTCGATAGTGGCGGAAGCGCTCGCGCTGCCTTGCACTATCTCGCCGACTATCTGCCCCGAGCCTTGGTATATCACCCCAGACCCGTAGGTTATGCCGACACTGAAAAAGTCGTTACGGTCTGCTAGTTCCTGTAGGTATTCTTGGTCGCCCTGCGCGTCGTCGATAACCACCGCAACGCCTGCGAGCCGCCACCCCTTACGGGTTTTTATTAGGCGGGCCGTCTTGCCGTCGCCATTCATGGCGACCTCGTTCTCCCAACCGCCTTTCCTTCGGTTGGCCTCGGCGTCGCCTGTTACGGCGAGCGTTCTACCCGAGAGCGTAATGCTCTCAATACTTCCACCTATCGCGGTTGACATCGGTTTGCCCCTTATTGGTCAAGTAGCTGCGCTTGCCCGAAATAAAACGAGAAGAGCAAGTCTATGGAGAATATGTTCGCATTACCCACAAGCGTGATAGGGAGGACCATGTCGAGCCTTTTCGGGTTCTGGTCGTTCACTGAGGCCTGTATGGTCGCATTCGTGGCTTTTACGTCGGTAAGTATCGCCTGTAGCCCCAACTGAGTGCACATATCTGCGGCCTCAATTTTAGCCGTTCGCGGGAACTTAGCCGTACGGTTGGTCGTGTACTCGCCGTCTTTCATCAATGGCGCACCATCCCACTCCGCATTGTTAAAGCGGCGGTCTAGGTTGTACAGCACGTTTTGAATTTTAACGATATCCACAACATAACGGAACTCCGGGTTAGGGTTCGCGTCTGGGTGGTAGAACGTGACCACATCCTTAATAAAGATTATTCCGTCTCGGCTTTCCACAGAGCTAGAGCCGTCTTTGATCGCGGCGTCGCGGGCTGTGTAGTCCCACTGCTCCGAATCTAAGCCCGGCGCTATGCCTGTGGCTTGTAGGCTGCCATAGTCGTGCGGCGGGTTGCTGTTCGCCATAGCCACGATGCGCGCTAACTGTCTAGCCGCGACCACGAAGGGCAAATCCAGAGACCCCGGGGCGGGTAGCTGCCCGTTGATCTTGTCGTACTTACGGACGGCCGAGACCGCGCACGCTAGCGTACGGTTTGCGATGGTGTTCCCGGTAAAGCAGACATAAGGCTTACGCGTCAACGCACCCCAGCGGCCGTCTCCGTGAGCCTGAATCTTATCCAGCGTGGTGGTGTCTGATATCTCGAAACAATTCAAGAGCATGGACTCCCACACGTCGCCCATTTGCGCGAGCGCCGGAGAGATATCGGGATTAATAAGCCCCCCCGCTGGTTGCGTAATCGCGAAGGTGATCCCGTTAGAGGGGCCCACCACTTTAATTTTTAGGCCGTTGCTACTCGTGCCTTTCCACTTAGCCGTGAGCGTGGCCGTATTGGAGCCGGACGTAGCTGTCATAGGCATTTCAATGATAGCGTTTACCGCTTGCGCGATACGTGCATCCAGTGCCGTGCCCAGTTCCCCAGCGGAGATAACAAAACTCTCGCTTCGGATCTCGTTCACTTCGACGTAGTAGGCTCCGCTAACTGTTTGGGTTCCTACGGCTGAAATAGAGCCCACAGCGGCCACGGAGGAGGCTGCGGCTTGCATAGGGTAGATGGTCATAGGAATGGCGCCTATGCCGTCCCGGTTCTCAGGGAGTAGCTGCATAGCTGCCAAGTGTAACGGGCTGCCATAGCCGTACGTACTGCCAACCTCTCGCGCGCTAGTGTATTGCGCCTTGGTGCTGGAGTACGAGGACCCGGTAGAACCTTGGCCGAATACGGCGACCCGTTGGGGCAAGAACACTACCTGATCGTTATTTTTACTGCCCGGGGAGGTGGATATACCCACCGTCCGCGCGCGGTTGCTTTCTGGTACTGCGGCGCTTATGCCCATGTGTCAATTCCTCGCTATACGTTAACGTCTACTATGGCTATGTCTACAATGGCCCGCCCTACTATCGCAGTGGGAACCGTTGGGGGTGGTTCTATCGCGGGCTTTCTAAATTTACGCTGTGAAGCCCCTAAAAGTCTGCTATCGAATTCTACCAGTCGGGCTTTTTTTGGCCCGCTGTCCTTAACCGCCATAGTTGAACCTCGATTGTGCCAGTATTGCCCCATCACTTGCACGCAATATATCTACGCGGAAGTCGCAGAGCGGATTCTCTGGAGCGTCCGGGGCGAATTCAAAGAATGCCGCCTCAAACCTAACCCTAGCCGCTATAGCATGGACCGCAGAGTCCCCGTTGTTTTGGGGCTCGCTCATAGTAATGCTAGCAACCCATTGCCTTTGCACGGCTCCTACGGGGAGTCCTAGGCCTTTATTTATGGGGGAGTCTAAAACAACCCGCACAAACTTAGCTATTTTTTGCGCCGCCTTTGCGGCCGCTTCGTCCCCGGGTACATGTGTAGAGTCTGCGCCGTCTTGGCTAACTCCGTACCCGACCACGTCTATGTTAAACGCTCCGCCGGTTGCCTGTTTGCCGAATTTTTGGCTTTTCGAGATATCGAAGGCGCTGCCCTCATACCAGACATTTATTGCCGCGACGGGGCGGTCTGAATCTTGCATAAAAAATTGGAGAGGGTTCGCCCTCTCTTGGTACACCCGGACGTCCCACTCTTCGGGGGGGACCCCTGCGACCTCGCAAAGCCTTTTCTGTTCCTGCACATTCTGGGCGAGTATAACCGTAAGCGCATCACGCACTTTCTCGGAAGTATCTGCCTCAAATAGTAGGGCCGGTAGTACGGGCATCACGGTATAGCTCTAGCTTACAGTCGACCCGGTTAAGTGTTCTATCCGGCTCGCCTTTAGTGACCTTAAAAATGTGGCTTATGCCGTTAACGTCGGCGAATTCTAACAACCACGGTTTTTTCAATTGGCTTGGTTGGTTCCTAGGGAAGTCCATGCCCTTGTCTTGTAGTGCCTTCATGCTGAGCGCTGCAGATACATTGCGGCCCGAAATCGAGAGCCCTGTCTCTGGGTCGATAGACGTTGACACATCCGTAGTCCAGCCTCGAAAAACCCCCGAGTTTCCCTCGGGGTCCGTGACTCTTATCTCTACAGTGTTGCCGTCTACGTCGGAGAGTATGAAGTCCGAATCTTGGGCCGCAATGTCTCGCAAGCTCACTACCGTGGCTACGCTTTGTCGTCTTTCTTGTCGACTCGGCCGTCCATTTCGTCCGCGCTAGACGTAGGCGTGGTGTCGTCCTCCGCCGCAGAGGCCGCCGCTTTCTTGGCCTTAACGGCCTTAGCGTAGGTGCTCTCTGCGCAAAGGAAACCTTTAGATTTTAAAAGCTTAAAAGTCTCCTCTACGTCCTTTTCATCCATGCCGTTAAGCATGGCCGTGGTGAACTCCTCGCCGGGGCCTTTGACGTCCCCGTCTTTTGAAGTCACAGACTTGCCAAGTGCTACTACTGTTTTATCTGCTGCCATGGGATTAAATCTCCGTGTCTAAGCAGCCAAAACCATCAATCTGCACAGGCAGAAGAAGAGTTCGGCTTTCTAGTTCGCCTATGACTTGCTTACCGTTAGGCGTGCAGTATAGGTTAGGTGTGACGTCGAAGTTCCCCCCCGCCGCCGTTGAAGTCAATCGGCCCGGCATGATCGATGCAATGCGAGGATCTGGTCCGATTGGGTGCGGAACGCGCGCAGACACACGGTCTAGGCGTGTTTGGGTCGATAACATAACGACTTTATCGTCCGCGATGTACTTCGTAGGTGCGCCCGTGTTCGGGTGGTCATACGTATCTGGATATGTCCACAGTTCAAACTCGTAAGTATCTACTGTGATCCGGCCGTAACGTGTAGCGCCCGATCTCGCCGAAATTTGAGGGGCAATAGTGCCAACCTCATAACGGCGGTTGTCTAAGAACTCCTTAACGGAGGTGTCTTTCAACAAATTACGGAGAGCGCTACGTCCCAAGATAATCACGTCCGGCTCTACTTTGCCGTCTTTACGGATAACTTCGGCAAGGCTGCCTAGGTCGTTGATCTTATCACTAGCGCCGTTACTCCAGTTAGTGCCCACGGTCGGGAAGTGCGTAGCTTTTGGCTTAAAATCCAAGTCAAAGCGGACCGCGTCGTCCTTGTCCGTTAGCGAGAGCTTTCCAGTTTGCAAGATCTGCGCCGCCTGTAGCTCTACACCCCGGACGATCTTGTCATTGATCACGCTGTAACCTTTGACCATGTACGCCATTAGTTGCGCAGCGTACGGCCGCGCAGCTGCGGAGAAAGGATCTACCCCTACCATGCGCTCTAAAAGGTCGTTAACGTCGAAAGATACACCCTCTCCGTACTGCGGAGGCTCGAACTCTTTCGTAGTGAAGATATCAAGATCGTTAAAGTTAACGCCCGACCCGCGTGCCACAACTACGGCCACGGCTTCACCAAAGCGCTGAATATCTAACGCCACCATTTTGCTGTTGCTTGCTCCGCCCGGCTTTAAGGTAAAAAACCGTTGTAGGAACATGTTAGGGCTGCGACGTTGCTCGAACATCTGCATCCAACCCTCTCTAAATGATTGTACTGACATATTCGAACTCCTTACTCGTTGTCGTAGCTGGCTAGCTGCGCAATGTTAGGCTCGGTTAAGAGGCCCATACTACGCAAAGAGTCCGCTAATGCTGGGGAGACGGGTGTTACGCCGCCATGAATGACAAGCCCGCTACGGTCAAAACTACCGCTAATTATCGGGCGGATAGCTCTGTCGCCTAAAGCCGTGAATACCTGCTCCTCGGCTAACACCGCGACCGGGTTCTCTGAGCCATCGGAGGCAGCGGAGTCATAATGGGTTAACTTTCCGCCCGTCGTGATTCTGCCTAGGATAGTGCCGGCCAGATAAGTAACGGCTCCCGCCGCGCTTAGTGTGTCATCTTGGCGAGTATCGCCGAAAAACACAAACCCCCGTGGGGCGTTTTTTGTAATTTCCATAGTAGACATTAGTGAGACGCCTCCATGTTAACGCCCAATTCATTAGCAGCGAGGGCGAGCACTTCGTTATGTGCCGCATCTTCGTCCGCTTGAGCTGTGGTTGATCCGGTAGCGGCTTGGGCATTAGAGGCGCCATTCGCGCCCGCTCCTACCTCGGCGTCTTCATCGACGCGGGCTTGTAGATTGCTCTTACTCATGGCCGCCTTAATGCTGTTAGCGATAACAGCGTCGTTAATAGGGTCCCCTTTTGAAATGGCACTATGGGCAGCTTCAAAGCTCCCCGCCATTTCGCCGTAGGTTAGGTGTGCACTGACTCGGGTGCGCTCGCTTTGCACGCCCTCGTCATAGCCTTGGCTCCGTAACGTCGCGCACAACGCTGGTTGCTCGGCTAGTAGCTCTTCTAAGGTCATCTTGATAGCTCCAGTTAGTTGGCCGCCGTTACTGGCGGTTATTTTTTTGGGGGTTTTTTTCGCGCGGGCCGGAGCCTCTGCGACGGTATCTATCAACCCCCGTTTTACCGCTTCGCCCGCGAGCAGTACCGCCCCGCGCCCGAAATCGGAATTTACTACGGCCACGGTGGTGCCGCGTCCGCTTGCTATTGCATCCGCAAAAAGCTCGTGTGTTTGATCTACGAAAGCTTGGATCGATTCTCGCCCGCCCTCTGTCTCTGGGTCTGGGGCTTTTAGGGGGGCCTCTGTGCTAGTGATCACCACGCGGTCCTCGCGCATCTTGGCGACGTCCGCACGCACCCCAACGCTACCGATCTGGTCGGCCCTACTAGAGGCCTCTATCGTGTCTGCCTGAGCTCCGAGGCCAAAGGCCGCCGAGGCCATAACGCCACGTACAAGGGCTTTTGTTGGCTTTGTGATAGCTGCTAAGGCGTCTATAGCTTCGAATAGTCCGTCCGTCGAGCCTCCGGGGCTGGATATGTGGAACTCCACGTCCGAGACTTTTGGGTCTGCTTCGGCTGTAAGTGCCGCGTCGACGATATCCGCGTAGGTGGTATTTCCGCCACCAAAAAGGAACGCAAAAAAATCCGGCTGGGGTGTAAGAACCCCGGCGATGGTTATCAGTCCGGTAGAACCTTCGCGGCTGTACGCCCTAGAGTTTCCGCCGGGGCCTGAACGCTCGCGGCACTCTAGGGCGTAGGCGGCTTGTTGTTCCGCGCTAACCGCCGAGGCCCGTATCATCGGGTCCTCAAAGGTGCTGCGTAGGGTGTCTGTTAGTAGCCACATAGTGCTATTTTCCTATAGGTTGCTTGCATATTACATGCCCACCTCGCGCTCGTCTAGTAAATCTACTACGAGCTCCTCTACGGCTTCTAGGCTAGACCCGGCCGTCGGCGCATCTTGGGGGGTCTCTGGGGTTGCCACGAATTCTTGCTCGAACTCTCGGAGCTCCCGATCCGCGTCTATAATTAGCTTGTTCTCCCGCTTTCTTTGCTGCAGCACGGTGGAGAATTTCATGCCTGTAACTTCGCGAGAGGCCCGCGTATATGTAATGAGTTTCCTGTCCAGTAGCTCCCCGTAGCCTTTGCCCTGCTTAACGATATCCGCCGCCACTTTAATGGCGCCCGCCCAATCTGCAGAAGTCCAAGCCTCGTACACGTAAAAATCCCCCCCAGCGACCACGGAGGCCTCAAATTTAGGGGCGCTTACGTCGCCGCGCATAACGCTAGCTATAAGCCATTCTTCGTATACTGGCTGGTTTACGTTTCCGGCTTGCATCTCTCGAATAGGCTGCAGGTATATTTTTAACTCGTTAATCTCGGCCTGAGAGGCCGCAAAATTGGCGGTAAAAGCTAATTTTAAGATGGTGGGGGGCAGTTCGTTAGCCCACGCCATGGCGTGAATTATTGCATTTTCAAAGGTGCCGAACTCTTCGCCCTGCCCGCTGGCGTTATGGAAGTTGGGCTTTTCCCCTTTCTGGAGGCGCTGCATAACCATGCCGGGTATGTTGCCCACTCTAGTTTGAGCGACTCCGCTAGTATCCGCGCCGGTGTCCTTTAAGGACGACCTCTTCAACGCTCCCGCAGTATATGGGGCTGTGGGCGGCGTGTTTTCTTCTTGGGATATGAACAGCGCCAGTATGGAGTTAATTAAGGCCTTTCTTTGTGTGCTGTCCCTGTATCGATCTAGCTCTTTTAGGGACTGGAGGACGAGAGCCAGCATGGGGGTGCCGCGCACGTCTCCGATACGCTGCTCCGTTCCGTACACCAACCAAGAGACCCGGCGCCCTGTGCGGGTTGTACATGCGGGGATTCTTTTCACCGTGGTGTCGTCGTCTTGTTTGACCCAGTGCGCCACAACCCGGCCGGAGGAATCCTGCTCCACTCCGTGCGTTATGGTGTGGCCGGTGGCTAATGTGTCCAGAGCCTCCAGAGGCGTGACCACCTTGTCCGCCCCGATAACTTGTACCATGGGGAGGCGGGTCTTAGCTGAGTATCGCATGACGACCAAAACGTCGCCCATAATTAGCGCCTCTCGGCGTATCATGCGCTCTAGCTCCATCATGTTGTGCTTTTGGTAAAAATCTACTAAGGAGGCCTTTTTTGACCACATCCCGTAGAGCTTCTCTACCTTGTCGGACCATTCATATTGCTGATCCTCCGAGAGCCCCAGTATGCTAATTTCGGGGGTTGCCTCTAATTTTAGCCCGGTGTTGATCTCGTTAGTGATTAAACGCCGTATTAAGCCTCGCGCGTACAGGTTGTCCGTGAACAGCATGTTAGACCGGGCCCGGAGGGTCTCGTAGTCCATTTCGTACACGTGCGTGTCGCCGAATCCCCCGGGGAACTTCTCGCCGTCCCAACTCCCCGAAAATCCGCCGCCCGATATCTCGGAGCCGTCGAGGTTTAACCCATACGCGGCAAGCGCGGGGATAAGCACCTCACGCGCGGCGGTCTCTCGGACTGCGTGCATGTCCTCCGGCGGCGAGCTCTGGCGCTTTTTAAAAGGGTTTAAGGTGAAGTTCAAAAGGCAGGCCCCGCATAGACGACCACATCGGCACCGCCGACGCCACAGCGGGCCTCTAGCACTGCTATGCGGTTGAGGAGCTTGTCCTCGTAGTCTGTTAAGACTACAAGGTTTTGTTTTGTCACTACCTGCCTGCCTTGGACCGTGTCCATGGTGTAGCTCTGCAGGTTGCCCACGATTAGCGCCTCTATTGCGGCGCTTATAGGCGCTAGCCGAGCACGGTATCTTGCGAGCTGGTCTATGTCTGTTTGGGTTGGCATTATAGCTCTATAACCTCAATTTCTACACTACGCTCCAGCACTCCGGCTGTAGCTCCGGAGCCGAAAGCCACGCGATTAGTGAACAGGTACACCCCCGGGGGGGCTCCAGCACAAGAGACGCGCACTTGTGTGACTTCGTGGAACACTCCGCCGGAGGCGTTTTTAAAATCCACACTAAAGGCCTCTTCTAGGGAGGTCCATTCGACCGGCAAGGTCCAAACGCTATCTGTTATTTGCGCGCCGTTTATCTGCGCGTCCCAAACGAAGCGAACCCAGCCGATATCTCTACTATCCCACCCCTCACGGAAGCGCGGGACTGTCCGGCCATTGTGAGCGAGCATTAGATCGGATCTCTAAACTCGATATTCCAGCTCGGTATCGTAACCGTACCGTTGATCGTTAGGGCCTGCAGTGCGCACGTAGTTCCGTGAAGCAAGTCCGTGGCGTCATCTAGCACCAAGTGGGTAGCGTCTCCGCTAGCCGTAATAGGTACGTTGGTTTTTATGGGCGTAGACGTTTTGCGCCCTGAGACGTCGCCGTTAGCCTTGGTAAACTCCCCGGAGGCCACTACTACGGAGGCCAAAGTCATGGCCGCGAGCTCGGACAGGTTCGTCGGTTGCCCGGTGCAAACGCTTAAACGCGTGGCCGTAGCTATTTTGTCTAGTGGCGTGTCTAGCACTACGTCCGCCGTGAATTTTGCCATAGGGGAATTCCTCTACTTATGTGTGGGTGACGTCGCTAGGCCGCAGCACAATATGCCCCGGAGCTTCGTCGGTGTTTAGTGGTGTGGGTTTTTCTTCGCTCAAAATATGCCCCTTTCTTGTCGGGTTTTCAGCACGTTAACAACGAACTCGCTACGCTCGGACCCTATGTACAGGGTGAAGCCTTCGTCCAATACATAACTCTCCAGCCCTAGGGCCTCGGCTATCTCACTGTTGTGGGTTACATTTTCGGCCTCCAGAGCGATATTGTAGTTAAGATTCCCTAAAATTGCATCTTGCACCCAATGCGCGCAGCCGTCAACCACGAGGGTGTAGTTAAACTCTACCGGGGGCAGTGTTACCGGGCCGGCATCCGCCGACACGTGCGCCGCGTCGTTGGGCACTAAGATATACCCTAACCCCAGCGCGGGGACCGTCACCGAGCGCAATACATGCGCCGCGCCGGAGGGGTTTAGCGTGTTTTGTTGCGTAAGTGCCGAAGCCTCCGCCGCCGACACGTGCGCCGCGCCGGAGGGGTTTAGCGTGTTTTGTTGCGTAAGTGCCGAAGCCTCCGCCGCCGACACGTGCGCCGCGCCGGAGGGGGCGAGGGAGTACGTGTCGAAAGTGAGGGCCACCTGAGTGGCGCCCGAATAGTGCGCCGCGCCGTTAGGCCCTAGCACGTAGTTTTGCTGCACTTCTGAGGTGTCTATGTCCTGCGCGTGGTACGCGTCCTCGCCCGTCAAAGAGAAAGAAACCGTACCTATGAAAACCGGAGCCGCTGCAGATCCGTGCCACGCCCCGCTAGGCGCTAAAATTTGAGAGGTGAAAAGCCCCACAGGGTCGGCGGTGGCTATGTGCGCCGCGTCGGAAGGGCTTAGCCCAACCACTGCGGAAAGCGTTGGAGCTTCGGAGGCGGAAGTATGCGCCGCGCCATCGATAACTAGCACCGCGTCCGGGTCCACTTGAGGGTCCCGGAATATCAGCGCCCCACCTATCTGCGGGTCGTGAAAAAAGAGCATTAAGCCCCCTTAGCAGTGGCCACAATGGCTATGGGGCCGAAGCCTAGACCGTCCGATATCTTACGGCACGAAACGTAAGCGGTATCTCCTACGTTCAACGCCGGGACGTCGACCCGCGCGAGTAGTCCGGAGGCGTCGGTATTATGGGAGGCGGAGTAGTATACGCTAGCACCTCCGGCGTTCCGGATAGATATCTCTATTCCTGTGGCGCTGGCGTATATCGCACCGCTAACGCTTTGCGAACGGCACACCCCCAGCGTATCAAGGGCGAGTTCCACGACGGGAGCCCCGCTCGAATAGGGGACGGAGGGGTCCCGCAATAACGTGGCCCCCGACACCCTAGGATTATGAAGATAGGCCACTAGGGGGCGCTCCCGTTAGTTACTAGCATTTGTATGGGGCCGAACCCCACACCGCTAGAGGTCCTTGCTCCGGACACCCATACGGTATCCCCCACGCTCATAGAGGGCACGGGTACGGCGCTCAATCGCCCGGAGCCGTTGGTAGCCGCGACGGCCGAGAAATACAAAACTGCGCCGGCTACGTCCTGCACTGTGATCCTAAGATCTGAGATACTGGCAAAAAGTACGCCGCTCGCGTCGTTCTCTCGTAAGGGGTCCAGAGTAGACAGATCAACCACGGGGGTTATGAGCTCCAAGACGTTGACCCCTACCGGGTAGTTAACCGCCGCGTTGACGGTGTCGTCGGCTACAAAAGTGACCTCATACACGTTGTCGACGTTGGCGTCTAGGGGCGTGTCGTATACTTTCGCCGCTAATGTAGTGACCCACAGGTCCCCGGACGGATTGGTCGGAGCCGTGAAGAGTCCCGCGTCTGCCCCGGATAGTGTGGGGGTCTGCCCGTCTAGGTTGGATATGTTAACGGATACGTTCGCCGCATTGCCCTCGACTACGTCCACCGAAGTGGCGCCGGTTATGATCGGGGCCGCGTTGCCCGCGACGGGCGCTAATAGCGTGACCGTCATCGTAGGCCCGATAGTGCCGTCCGGCGCTATTAGGTACGTGTCGAATGTCTGGTCCACTGTGACGGCGGGGTCCACTGTGAAAGTGGCGTCCGCTAGCACATTGACCGCGCCCCCGGTAGAGGTTAACGCGTCGTACACGGCCTGCGTTCCGTCCGTATAGGTCCCAGAGCCACCGCTGTAGAGGAGTATAGAGGGGCCCCCATCGATCCAGCCGTCTACGCCCCCCTCCACGGGTTCTATAGTGCTGTTCGTGATCGGGTCGCCTACGCCTCGGGTGAATTTAAAACCTAGGTGATAGACCTCCGCCGTGTCTGGGTAGTCGGACCCTGAGACCCATTGCTCTGCGGGGGTTAGCCCGTCCGCTAGGTCGGTAAAATCTTGGTCTGCGGGCTCCGCGAAAGTGAGCGCCGCCGCCGTCGTTGCGACTGCGTTCTCCGTGAGAACTAAGTCGTACAGGTCTACGCCGTGCTGTAGCGGAACGGTGAGAGGTACGGCCGCGTCTAAAGTGTACGCGTTGGCCCCGGTGGAAGCCAGATTCGATAATGTTAGAGACACCCCTCCGAAAGTGAGCGAAAAGTCCCCGATAACAAGCCCGTCCGCGCTGGCGTCAGATATCACTAAGCCTATAATGTCGGTGCCCCTTGTTAAAGACGCGGGGGCTATCATAGAGATTGTCGCAGGCGCCGCGCCGAGATCCCAAATAGCGCCGAGGTCCGAACCGTCCAACGCCGCACCAATTACAGGGGCGCCCGCTTTGAGCGTGAAATCCGCCGCAGGGTCGACAAATACGTCCGAAGCCAATAAGTTGAACTGGTTGTTAACCCCGGTTGACCCGGGTATAGAGGCTCCGGAAATCCCGTTATAGTCAGAGGCCGGGTCAAAGTCCTCTGAGTACATGGATGTGCCAAAAACGAGACTATTCGTCAGTAGAGTGTTGCCCCCACCCCCCGCACGCACATAAGTACAGTCTATAAAGGTCATGTGGTCGATAGTGCAGACATTAGAGTTACCCTTCCGGTAGCCCCCGGTAGCAGCCTGCTTTAAGCCGACTAAAACCCCGTTGCTTATACTGCCCGCATCAATCTGGTACACGCCTCCGAGCTCAGGGCGTCCGCCGGGCGTCCAATCCACTATGTGGAAGTTTCGCAGCCCCGATCCTAGGCCGCTCATACTTATAGGCGTCCGTGTCTGCGTGCCCGCATCTAGCTGTATTCTCAAGTCCTTGGCACCGTTCTCGCCCCTCATTTTTAGGTATGGGCGGGACAAGGTTATCGTAGAGCTGGTAGTCGCCGCTATCTCCGCTAGGGTGGGGGTGAAGGCGGCCACACGTTTAAAAACTACCGTGATGTTGCCGTCGACATGCGCCGAGCCGCCACCGCCCGAGACATTCATCGGGGCGAACGGCGTAGCGTCGTCCTGCTCCGCATAAATAAAGTTCTCCCCGTAGTTGCTGCTGGCTACGTCGAAGTTTGGGTCTATGGCTACAATGGCGTTGTAGGCTGCGGTTAGGGTCGCGTATACGTTACCTGAACCCGCGCCCGCCCCGCTGCTTCGTACTATATACTCGACGGCCATCTAGTTAACCCCTGCTATTTTGCGGTTTTTGAACATGTCGCGCCCGGCCATATCGTTGACGGCCTTACGCGCTTTTTTAAACTGTCGACGAGCCACCAAGGCGTACACCTCCGCGCGCAGCTGGTGCGACACCGGATTATTCTTAACAATAGAGTCCACCGCCGTCAGTATCGAGGAGCGGGCTATCTTGTCGTTTTCCTTTCGTTCGCTATCTTGGAACTCCGCGAAGTCCTTCGCGTTCTCAATGGCGCGTTTTTGCGCCGCTGTTAGGTATACGTCTGCTTTTTTCATAATTTACGCCGCTACTTGGGCATTGCCCCAAGTGTCCCAGTTATCGGGCAACTCGTACACGAACACCTCGGAATGCCCGAGAGTGCCGCCCCAGTTGCTAGAAATGTAAAGCCTGTTCCCGTGCATATTTACGGCGACGGGGCCCTCATCGCGGTAGCTGCCCGCGTATCGGTTGTTGGTGGACCCTATAGGTATGACCACTTGGCCCGCGCCGGCGATCATTTGCATCATAAAGATACCGTCAACCGCGTACCCGGTGTCGTAGGCCGGACTATCTATGTTCGAATACGTACCTAGTAGCGCCCAGCCGGGGCGGGAGGGAGGCATTTTCCCGTAGTGGAACCCGTTAACCCACCCCTGCTCCGCGTGGCTCCCTATGATTAGGGGGGCCGCGTACGTTGGGCCTGTGCCGTCCGCTGCAATAGCGTCCAGCATATCGGTGCGGTTGTTCTGGCTAACAAAGCACAGCTTACCGTCCAGCCTGTAGGCCCATCCGCTATGGGTCTCGCCGACGGATATCTTAACCGGGGTTGTGGTTGCGTAGTCGAAATCTACGGGCCACGCGTGCGCCCCATCGTACCACGTCCCGATCCACGCTATGCCATTGCCTCCGTAGGCACTATCGTCCCACTTGCGGCCGTGGTGCATGATGAACTTAGTACCATCCGGGGACATTTCGACCATGTTAGGCCGATAGGTGAAAGTAGTCCGCCCAACCTCTCCCGCTAGGTTCGTGCCCGCTAAGTCATCGGGCACCAACGTGTGAACGGTGTCGGTGTACATGTTGTAGTGGATGTATTTATCGACCACGTAGGTGGAGCCGTTATAGTGCGCCGCCATCCAAGCCCAGTGCCCTGAGTTGTTCGAGCTGTCGCCCTCCACATCGTTATAGATCAACGTAGAGGAGGGGCTAGTCGCCGCGAAATCTCGGACCAATTCAGGCACGGGCGTGCGTACGTCCGGGATCTTATAAAATCCGGTCCCGTATCGATAATAGGCTGTATAGGGGTAGTTTCCGCTTAGGTCGAAGCGTACTTCGTGGTTTTCTCCGATGGTCGCGCCGTTCGTGTGCACCAACTGTGCCAAAACGGTGCCGGAGGTGCGGTTCGACACCCATGAGGAGGCGGAATTGTCGCCAAAGCTAAGAAATAGGTCCCCGTTAGTGTTCTCCGGGGTGTATCTGGAGTAAACAATATAAGCGTTAGACGTGCCCGCGAGCTCCGAGGCGTCCGTCAATCGGGTAACGCGTACGCCGTTGGACATGACGCGCGTTTCCATCTTGGCCGGAACGCTACCGCCGAGCTCCCAGCTTTGCCGGGTTTTTCCTACCGCTAGGTTGTTGGTTACTAGCGAATTCGGCGACGCTGGGTACGGCACCTCGGACCCCCCCGTCGGGGGCGGGGTCGCGCCTAGAGGTAGGGCGCTATTAAATATTAAACCGCTCGCGAAAAGCGCGGTATTTACGGTTTTGACGTTTGGTAGTGTGATCATTTGGAGGACCCTTGGTTCGCGATGCTTCGATCTAGCGCGCTCTTTCTTTCGAGTAGCTCTTCTAGGCGCCGCTGTTCGTAGAGTGTTAGTTCTCTTTTGCCTTTGAGCTCTCTTATGTCTGCCTTCACGTCGCTACGCTCCACCACCCAACTAAGGCGGCTTATGGATTTTCGTATCCCGTCCCGGTCGTGGTCGGCGTCATCTACCCGCGACTCCATTCGCTTTATGTTGTCTGCTAGAGCGAAATTGCTATAGGGCCACGTGGTGTTGAGTAGCGCAATAATGGAGAGTAGCGCGGTTGCATAGGCCCCCCATTTTAATAGGTTTGGTGTTCCCGCTGGTTCTGGAGTCATGCAAGCGCGCCTTATGGAGTTCGGTGTCCTGTAGTCTAGTGGCTAATCCTCCGCACTGTCAAACCAAAACATGCCCTCCTCCAGCTCTGTATAGGCTACATCGAGCTCCACTACCTCCATTTCGAGAAGGCGGAGGCAAACATCCGCGACTACCATGTCGTACCCCGCGCAGCAATACACAAGCAAATCCCACCCCTCGTTAGGGGCGTTACCCCCGCCGGGGCGATACCACTCGAACCCGACACGCTGCCCGGTTCGAGCGTTTACCACTTCGCGCTTATACTCCTTACACAACTCGTCGAAAAAACGGTCCGTAAATTCCTGCGGGAAGTTTAAATGGTTCAACCCCAAGGCACCGGAGTCCGGCCTCTCCCGGCGCAACGCGCTAGCACACCGATCTTTGTACAAGTCGACCACGATGTTATACCCGGTCGTCCCTAGTTTAGATACGAAGGGTTGAAACTCCTTGACTACGGCATTCTTTTGGGGGGTGGCCCGTCCCATGATGGGGAACACGCCCGCCGCATAAGGGGCAGAGAACCCGTACGCTAGATCTGAGTTGTACCCCGCATCAATCAACGATATGGCGATAGGGTACACTTTGCCGTCGTCGCTCGCGTACTGCTTTGTATCAATCATTTTTTTAAGCTCCACCCACGGCTCATTGTCCAGCGATGTGCAATCCCCCTCTATTACCCGGTGTTCTATGCCGTAGCCTATACGATTGTGCCCCATACCCATGACTAGCACGTCCAAGTGGGACTTGTGCACGTCCACCGCCAAAGTGAGCGCGTATATGGGGTGGCCCGTCTCTTCTATCGCCAATTTGTTGGGGACCATCTTCTCGTGGTACTCCATGCGGCGGTGCAGCTGGACGCGCTGCTTACTGAGTTTCTCCCCCACGGCACGATACGGGGAGCCTAGGACGTTATTGTAGAATTGTTGGTGTAGTTCTAGGTCTTTGACGCGGTTCGCTGTCGGATCATAGCTCCGTAGGTACTTGATAACCTGCTTATCCCAGCTCTCAAAACTCGAATAGTAGGCCGGGGTATGGTAGCTGCGGTGGTTTTGCTGGTCCGGGTCGGCCGTAGGCTCCCACGCGCAGTGCCTCCCGCCATCCCTGTACCAGTACGATACGTCCGCATGGCGGTGCTCGTGCTGGCAAAACTTGCACAGGTAACGGGTAGACCCCGGAACCAATAACCCGGCGGAAGTGGTTTTCCACCGCATCCCCCACGCGTTGCCCGTTTTCCTGTCGACCCCGTCCCATTTAAGGGACTGGTACTTCCCGCACCCCTTGCACGGAACCATGTAGAGGCGCCGGTCCCCCGACAAAAACCCCTCGTTGATAGGGCTTGGGTCCAGTAGGGGGGTGGAGATCCGAAATATTTTTCTACGATGCTCGTACGTGGTCGTCCTGTCTTCGGCAAGGGCGCCGGGCTTCCCGTCTTTACCTGCCCGGGTAGCGTAGGAATCGATCTCATCCTCTAGTAAAACCATGATAGAAGTAGAGCGGAGCTTCCCTGGGGAATTCGCCCCGAATGTTAGCAAAAAACCCCCGCCTAGCCATTCGATAGAGGACTCTTTTAGCCCCGTTTTTCGAGGGTTCCTACTGTCGTTAGACTGTATTAGGTGGTAGAGGTCCGAGTGCTCTAGCATGGGAATGATGTATTTTTCGACCCGAAGCTTAACGAGATCCGCGTCGGTAGACATTAGCATCATAGGCGCGTCTTTCACGTGCTCGATGTAGTAGCCTATGCCATTTTCGAGCACCCCCACCGTGGCGCCGATCTGTACACCCTTCATGTAGTCGACAATCTCCACCGGGGAGTATGGGCTCAAACAATCCACTATCTCCCGGAGGAAAGGCGCCGCCTCATACCGGTAAAAGCCCGGGCGCGCTGTGACGTGGGGGGGCAGGTAGCGCGTTTTTTCCGCCCAGTCGCTAGGTTGTATTTTTTCGTGGAGGGTGGGGAGCGCGAGAATTTGCGAGATCATCCAGTCCCGCTCCCTCGTCCGCTGGTCCCCGCTGGTAAAATTAACAGCCACGAGGTTCCTCGCTGTTGCTGTCGTCGTAGATCTCTAGTTTGGTTTTGTACTCGGGGTGAGACTGGTCAGCCGCTATGCGCTCGGCGTTGTCTTTCGACCATTCGCGGATCTGGCGTTTTACCCGGCCCATTAGGTGCGTGGGCAGCGTTAGCGGGTAGTAGAAATTCCCTTCGTAATAGTACAGCGTCCACACCGCCCCTTTAGCGGTGGACCACCCGGGCACCGGGAGCCGGCCGCTGTCTATCAAAATGCTTGCACCGCTCATTGTTCCAACTCCTTTAATTTTTGCACGGCGGATTGTTGCGCCTGTGCTAGCTGGCTGCTTATCGCGTCGTGGACGGCGAGCTCCATGTCAACAATGCTAGCGCCACTCTCGACTAATTGCTTTAAGTGCACGGCTATGGCCTTGGGGGTGTCTGTGAGTAGGCGCTTTTGCGTAACCCCTAGGAGCCCAAAAAAGTGCGATTGTACGAAAGACTTGCTAATACTACGCCCCTCGACCTCTTCGGATTTTAGTTGTTTTTGCCGGATATCTTCTATCGACTTCCGGGCGTCTAGTAGCGTTTTAAACTGGGGGAGGGTGCCGAATTTTAAAATAATGTCCTCTAACGGCATCCGCAAATAGGGCCGGACGTGCTCGTCGATAATCGCGAGCGAGGAGGCGGGGGGTTCGTACTGCGTGTCGGCCACGTTGGTGGGCGGTATCTCCGCCGGGGGGGTCCGTCTAGCGCCCGCCTGCTCCTCGACCGGGGCCACTGTCCCCACGTCAATGCCTTGCAGCGCCATCATGTCCACCAACTTAGTGGCGCGGTTGTGCCCCACCTTCGTGGCCTTTCTCACCACGTGCGTACTGATAACCCCCGCCACCCGGCACGCTTCCACAGCGTCTAGGTATAGAGGGTCTTGGGCGTTTTTACCGCGTAGGTTGTCTAGGCGCTGCTTCCACTTCTCGACTAGCGGGTGGGCTAGGTCGATCTTCTTACCGATCAAAGCGGAGCGAAGCTCCCCTTGTATCAGTCTGGTTACTTGGCTAGGCAAAACGTCGTGGAGCCGCCCGAATTCGGCCTTAGAAACGAGTTGTACAGTCATGGGGGAGGAGTGTACCCCCGAATCCTGTACGCGTACAGCCTAAAGCCGCTAGGGGTGAAATTTTGGGAAAAAAATCAGTGAGTCACAAATAGTCGCGGGGGCGAACCTAAAC